TGTTGGCCCCACCGCCACTGCCGGGGATCATGTCTGCCGGCGTCATCCCGGGTGCGGGCATCGGCGCGCCGGATGTGGGTGGTGGTGCTGCCGAACTATCCCCCGCGCCGGTAGCAGGTGGACCGGCAGCCGGGGGTGCAGCCGGTGCCGGGGGATTGGCTGCCGCCCACGCTGCCACTGCGGAGGTGAACCACCCGTGGGTGTCGCTGGCGAACTGCGGAGCGCTGCCCCCCTCGGATCCAAACGCCATGATTGATGCCGGCGCGCCTTTGTGCCCGACTGAGGACATGCCGCCCACCATGATAGCAATGCCGCTGAGCACCGCGGTGCCAGCCACGAGAGCGGCGTGCGGGCCTGAGCTCGATGCAGCTGCAGCCACGGCGCTGGTGAGGCTGTCCGTGGCGTTGGAGACATTGGCGCTTAGGTAACCAGCAGCAGCACCACCGCCACCGCTGCCACCAGCACCGCCAGCACTGCCGCTACCGTCGCCACCACCGCCCGGACCTCCCCCAGGAACACCCCCGTCCGGTCCACCAGCCGCATCAGGGGATGCCATCGGCCCGGCACCGGGCAGTTGCCCGCCAGCACCAGCAGGATCGCCCAGCGCTGCACCAGGGCTGTAGCTCAGTGGGTTAGGCGCCGCCGTGCGGTCGGGTAAGCCATTGGGCAGTCCCGGTGCGCTAGCCCCCGGATTGGCTGTCAGACCTGACAAATTCTCGAGAGAGCTTTGCATGTTGCTGGCCATCTGGTCAGCTGACTGTTGGAACTGGCTAACCTGCGTCATCGGCATATCAGCGGTAATTGCGTCACTATCTGTGGGGGCCATGACCGCGGCATCATTGAGCATCGCCCCGGGTACCGGTTCCTCGCCGGGCCGCACTACTGCGCCGGGTACACCCGCATCCACACCAAATCCGGGCAGGCTGGCGGGGGCATTGAAATTCTCGGAGGCCTGCCCGGTCAGGCCGGCGTCACCCTCCCACGCGTCGCCGGTCCGGTCAGCCTCGGTAAAGTTCATCGGATTGGACACGTGTACACCACCTAGCCTGACATCTGCCGGCCTTGCTCATCGAAAGTTGCACCACTGCGGGGATCACGTGACATCTGCTCATCACGTTTGTTGCGCTGTTCTAGTAATTCCATCGCAGTAGCAATACTGCGCAGATCCTGATTCCACCATACTTCCGGGTCAATGCCGCTGGCCAGCGCCAGCGCGATAATAGTGCGGCTCAACGACCCGGCAGTGTAGGGACCGGCTCTAACGACCTCAACCGTAAACTGTCGAGTAATTCGACAACAGCATTTGCCACTCGTACCGAATTGGCATCCGGTTCAGCCATGGATTTATCAATCACCGCGAGTAATTCGTCATAGTCCAGTACCTCAGAAGTGTCCATCAGGGCCTCTACCGCATGTGTCTCCACATAATCGTCAAATGGCGCTATCTCGCGCAGCCGCTGGCGTTTGATTGCCAGGTGCGACAATGAGTAATAGTCATCCACGTTGGGCTGTTCCGCGATGCGGCGCAGTGTGTTACGCGGGTTGATGCGCTCCCAGAGCCGGACGTCACGGCTGTCAGCCTTGACCCGGAACGGTTCGCCATCATCCGGTTTGATAATAAATGTAATCATGCGCTGGCTCCTATCACCGCGATTGTGTACGTGACCGATGACCCTGCACCCGAGTTGCCGACCTGCAGTAAATCCCCGGTGCCGGATGTGACGGTATAACCCACCGCGTCATTAGCACCCACAAACCATGCCACTGTGCCGCCCGGCCGCACTGGCGTAGTATGCGTGGTGGCCCCAAACAAAGTAGCCAGTGTGGTTGCACCGCCCCCGATTACCACATTGTTTGTGTTGCCCGCGGCAGCGGTGACCACCAGCGCCTTGATGCGCGCCAGGGTGATCAGATTATTGAGCAGGTCGTGCAGGGTGCCGGCGAAATCCCAGGTCTCTGACGTACTCGCCGCTAAGGTGCTCTGCACCCACCATGCCGTATCAGCCTGACCCGCGCCGGTACCGTTAACAAGATTCCACCCTAGCGGCAGATTGAGCGCGGCTTGTGTGGCACCCACCGCGGGTGTTCCCACAATAGCAGCGGCCAATGAGAACTGGATGGTGGATTGCAATGTCATGGCAGATCATCCAATCCGGGCATAGGGTGGTAACCCGAGTACGGGCAGCGTGACAGTTGTTTCCTCAGTGATGCGCGCATCGCCACCAACACTGGGTGCCCAGATCTGACACGTTCCCGTCCACCGTACGTGTTCGCCTACGATGTCGGGGTGATGGTCAAGGACAAATGCAGCGTACGCACGGTTATTGATAACGAGAAAATCAGATATACCGCCAGACCGCCAATCCGAAAAGAACCTGAGAGCGAGGGCATAGTCGTTATCGGTGTCCGTTCTGAATTCCGAGATGTTCCCCGCGTAAGTAAATGTCTTGGTGCCCAGTGCGGTGTTATTCTGCATCGTCCAGCTGGACATTTGTGTGGTAAAGTCCGTGGTGGCCAGCGTAAACGTGACCACTTTGAGCCGTTGCTGATGCACCATGGGAGTGATAAGCGGTATCGTCATTAGCGCAGCTCCTACTATCTCAGCTCTTGCTGAAAGGTCACAATATACGCTGGCAATGAACCGCCCGGACTGGGATAAACCCCGGGCACAGAGCTCAGCACAATTCCCGGGGTGAACCGCTCAAGCGCATACATCACCGATGCTATGATTGATCGCAAAATATCTATCGCGTACTGATTCATGACCACGACAATGTAAATGTTAAACTGCGCCGTAGTCAGTCCCGTACCAGCAAACGAGTAACCCCGAATAGACAGCCGTGGCGGGCCGATTACCAATGCCGGCGGTACCACGGGCAACGCTACCGAGTTGATGACGCGGAAATCCGGCACTGAGGCCAGCGCGAATTCGATGCCGGATACCACCCGCTCAACGCCCGGGGTGCCGCTGATATCGCCGGGCGCACTCATGCCAGACCACCCAGGATGCCCAGCTGTAGGTAGATGTCATTGTCCACCGCGGGGATCTGCCCGGCGCCAAGCTCGCCCATCTGCACAAGCCCGGTAGGGCTGTTGCGCCGGATAAACCATCTCGCGGCCAGACGCAGCGTGCCTAGCCTGACCTCCCACGGCACTGTCCAGTTGCCGTGGTAATCGATGTCTTTGCGCCGGTCCATCACCCAGGACATCGCTGCGTAGAGGCTGCGTTGCAGCGCCTGATCATCGCGAGTGCTCAGCGGCACACCATCGAGCGACTGATCATTTTTCAGCTCATCCACGGTCAGCCACGTCCCTGGCGGTGATGGCACGGGCGCGGTCACGGCTTGGCCTCACTCCCGCCGGTTGTAGTCGGCGTGCTTGCCCCGCCAGTCGAGGTGGTAGAACCGCTGGTAGGAGTATTGGCCGGGGTCGATTTACCCCCTGCAGCGCCACTAGTTGTCGACGTGGTCGGCGTGGTTGCGGTGTCCTCGCCTGATGCGGTCGTGCCGGCCGCTGTAGTGGCCGTAGCCGGTGCCGGCCGCTGCGGTGGCGGTGTGGATGCCACCGGCCCGCTACCGGTCCTGATCTGGCGCTCTCGCAGCGTCTGGCGCCCTTCCGGCGGGGTGTCACGAGCCTCCGTGGTGGTGTCGCGATCATCCCAGACGCGCCGCATCTCGCCCAGCTCCTTATCAACCGCGTAGACACGCTCCGTGTTGCCCAGCGCGTCCACAATCTCGCGCTCGCCCAACAGCTGGGTGATGCGTGAGGACAGCTGGTAGTAGGGAGAATCGGCTTGCTCGATCTCTGCGAGGTCATCAGCCGTAAAAGCCGCATCAGTCGGGCCAATTATCCCGGTGTCACCCCCCTGCGCCGCGGTGCGTGCTGCCGCGGTCTGGGTGGGCGAACTGACCTCCGTAGGGGTAGCGCTGCCCGTGGTGGTCTGTGCCGGCGCGGTGGTGTCCGCTGGTTTGTTTGAGCTGGTCATCAGATGATCAACACTCCTACCGCAAACGTGACCGTAGGCGAGCCGGTACCGCCTACAGTGGCTACCGCCTGTACGTAGTCATCGTTGACCAGTGCGGATGCAATGGCCGAGTTAGACGTGCCGGTGATTTGTGTGATAGCACCGCCCGGCAGGTCTGCCCACGTGGCTGCATCATTGGAGCTCTGCAGCTTGACATCGAGCGTGTGTGTGGTGCCGGCGGCTGCAGCCACATTGACGAAAGCTGCCACGAAATTTGCCCCGCCAGCCACATCGAGCGGACCACTAGAAAATGTACCGGCTGCCTGAGTTTGCGAAGGAAATGCAAAATCAGATAATGGTGTGTGCAGTGTCATGCCTAACCCTCCGTTCAGCAAAACAATAGAGTAACAGTCCAACTATGGAGAGTTAGAATGTCGGTGAAACGAAACCCGTCCCAGCAATCTTGGCGTTGGCCGCTGAATACCGGCGGAATGAATAGGCGAAATACCCATACAAGACCAGCAGAATGCCTAGCTGTGCGGCCGCCGGCTGTTCTGCCCGCATGAATACGGGCGCTGCGGGATCTTCCCATAAATGGCATTCATCGGACGCGATGATGTACATTTCATCTTGGTTAGTTCCGGTGCCCAAGTTGGTGGCGATGTTATTGTCCACCACCGCGATCATGCCGTTAGGCATAATGCCGCGAGCTCCCCGGCCGTATTTTTCCGCGTAGTTGATGCCGGCGTGGGTGTCCACGATTCCGGGTTGCCCGAACAATGGGAACTGGTTGGTTAGTTGGCTCTGCAGCCAGTACCAGCGCCGCGAGTGCATGAGAACCACATCGGGCTGTGCGAAACCGAGTAGAGACGCCTCAGACAATGCCGCGCCGGCCAGGATCTTGGGCCAGGCCTCGACACCGCTAGGGCTGGCGTCATCGTAGGTGATACTGGACGCTACCGCGGACAACCCGGTAGTGGTCTGGTTGATGAGGGTGGCGTCCAAGGCAGTCGCATAGCGCCTGAAAAGGTCATCAACCACTACTTCCTCAATCCCTACACCACGCTCTGCAGCCTGCCGGGAAATGGTTTGCTGTCCGGCCGCGGTTTGGATGACCTCGGTGAGCAACGTGTCATCCATATCAGTCGCGCTCACCGATGTGTTTTCTGTGGCCTGCAATGCCACAGACGATGCCGTAGTAATCCGGGAAATGTTTACAGTCATCCCGTACGCGGGCAAGTCGTGATGGTTACAAACGTCCGCGAATGGTCGCATAGCGGCCACTGCGGGTGCGTACATATCCGTTAAATACTGCGGCACGACTAATCCCGTAAATGCACCAGTGCCGACTGCGCGCTCTAAATATCCGGTGCTGGCGCGCTCGACTCTCTCCTCTGCCATGTGCATTGCCAGCCGGGTGCCCGCTTCGACATCCTTAAACATATGCTGGCGCACCACATCTTTGACGAACATAGCACCGCGGCGGTCATTTCCCTTGTGATAGGTGCGCTCTCCCCGGGTGACCCGGCCCACCTGATCATAGGCCGGCTTGTCGCCACTGCGCAGTTCTGGTGCACCAGAGGGCTGTATATTATCGAGCTGCGCGCGGTCGCGTTTGTCATCCAGCTCAATCTTGCGCGCGTTAGCCAGCTTGGTGGCGATAGATTCCTGATCGGCCTTGGCCCCGTCACGCATCTGGAATAGTTCAGCTACCCGCTTGTCCTCATCAACAGTCAGGGACGGGCGACCCTCTTGGCTGGCTAGTGCCAGAATGGAGCGAACCTCGATGGTGGCCTTATCATAACGCTTCTGGGCCGCCTCTTGTTCCACCTCAATGCCGGCTATCAATTCCTGAACAGTGGTAGTCACTGTTGTGCTCCCTCGCTATCTTGTGAGCCTGGCAATGGCTCGATATGCCGTGTACACGGCGCGTGGCCGTGTGATGAGCTGCACTGCGACAAATCGAATGAGCACGCGCCTATGGGCTTTATTCGCCAGCAAGTAACGCGCTACGGACCAAAGCGAGCGAGCGGCCAGCGGCTTGCTTTGTTTCGTTGTTTTCCACAGACCCATAACGTGCCTCCAATATCCGTAGTGCCTCCCGGGCTGCACGCTCTGGGAGATGGTCAATCTGCTCTAGGAATTGATGGGCACGATGGGCAATAGACGTATTGGGGTTGGCGCCGAAATTCACCGCGGAGACATCCCCGCAGTCAAGATCGAGACGCAGGATGGTGAACTGGGTAAAATCGTCGTTCCATTCTCCTTCCTCTAGGAATGCTGCGAATGACATCTGATCGATACTGCCCTCAGCAATGGCGATGGCCAGGTCGTGCACGTCATTGCGTTGACGATTCGCCCACGTCTCGATAGCCAGCCCTTGTGGCATAGCTGACAACATCAATGTGCCGGCGCGGGTACGAGCCATGGTCAGCCCGCCGTGGTTGACCAGGAATGCCACATCAGGCCCGCGGGACAATGACGCATCGAATGCACGAGAGCTGACTTTTTCCTCATAAGGCCCGAAAATGTCCCACATCGAATAGGGAGTCTCGACTACAGAAGCAACCCCCGATAAATGACACCAAAACGATTCGCCATCACCCTCATTGTCGGGATCGGTGCATGTGCATTCACCGTCTGCGCACTCGCACTCCATCGCGCGAGTAGTCTTGGCCGGCGCGGAGCGGATCGCCGCGGTGCCCGGAAACGGGATGATCTCGCGCGGCGGCTGGTCATCCCGGGTGACCGGCTGCAGATGCAGGGGGAACGTGAGCACCCGGCGTGTGTCCACCTCGATGGGTGCCGTCCCGCGGGCCAGGTGCAGGCCGTGGCGGTCCTCTGACTTGCCCCGTAGCAACGCTGCCTTGCGCTCTGCCGCTGCCGTCTCACGGGTGATGGTGTTACTCGATGTCTTGGGCATTACCCTCTCCTGCTAGGCTGCACGGCATGGCAGTAGTCCTGTACCGGCCTAAGTGCACATGCGGATATGTAAGCTCTCTCGGTACCCCGGATAACGGACGTGCATGGTTTCTGGCGAATAGGCATTACACGGAGGAACACGTCCTGAAAGAAACACTCATGGATGAGTACACCGCAATTCCCTACATAATTGATGTTGAGCCTTACTTACATGACTAGAGCGGCGGCTGCGGTGCATTGGGCGGTGTGGTCGGATTGGTCGCACCCGGTGCTGGACGTGGGGGCCAGAAGCGGTCAAACTCTGCGCAATCCGCCTCTGTCAATGGCTGGCGGTCTAACATAAAGCGCGCCTCATTTGGTGTGAGCAACCGGCCGGCTACTTGCAGGTTCAGCATCTCTGTGAGAGTTTTCGGGTCACTTCGCAGAAGTGCATCGATGTTCATCTTCACAAATTGCTTGTTTGGCAGCATTTTGTTGAGGTTGTTTTCACGCCGAATGATGGCTGGCCCGAGGCTCATCGATAAGAACTGCAGATTTCGCTGCGTCACATTAGCGTAAGTTACCGACTCCCCGGATATCGCAGCATCAATGAGATCTGCCGGGACGTCAAAGAATCGGGCCACCTCAATGGGTGTGAGCCGGCGGGCCTCGATCCATTCCATACCAGTCTGCTCTGGGCTGATGAGGGCATAATCCCAGTCCTTACCCGTGACCAGCGCGTCACCTGACTGCACCGATTCTTTGAGCTTGGCCTTGATGCCAGCGGCTTGGCTATCCGTGACAGTGGGCTGAGTGTTGTTTTTTAAGTGCCCGCGCGGTATTCCTCCCATGGTAAACCACGAAATCGCAAAGTCCTGAATGCTCAGTCCCTCACTAATCGACCATGCCGCGTACATTACGGGGGACAATCCCAGAGGAAAACCGGCCACCGTGTATTGTTTTTCATGCCAAATGAGCTCTGGTGGATACTCCTGACCGCGGATGTACCAATGCGTGATGCGATTGTCGATAGTGCGCACTGATACCCAGGATAATGGGATCAACTCAACTTCTGCAGGCAGCCCGTAGCCGTTGATAGAGCGGATAATACCTACTGAGTTGCCCGCGCGGTCTAGGTCAAATTGTGTTGAGTACATCCACTCGACATAATCGGCTTGCGAGCCGCCCGGCCGTAGAATTGAGGGTGGCGAGGGAACTTTGAGCGCGGGTAAATCGCCCTCGCCCTGACGGAACGTCTCCAACGGAAAGGTGCTGATGAGGTTGGCGCGCAGTCGCAAGCATCCCCAGACAGCTGAGTGCCGCATTGCTGACTGGTCATTGACCATGTGGCCGGGTAGGACCTGTTGCATGGGCATGCGGTAGGGCACGAGATCAGCCGCGGTGGCGCCCACAAACTCGCCCCAGTAGCCTGCGTAAGGCCCCTGTATGTTGGCGGTGCGGAATAACAGACTCACGGCATCAATTCCTTAATCTGCCGCAACAAATCAGTCTCATCAGAACCATCCCCGCCAAACACCCAAGGCTCAACACCATCGCCTAACAGATACCAAGCATTAGTATCTGTATCCACTGCCAACGCGTAACCCCGCGGGTGGAATACGCATCGATTGATAAACCATAACAATCCGTCTTCACGTAACCGCACGGGTCGGCCTTGACGTTTCGGTGCCTTAGAGAATTCGCTACTCATCATGACGACAGTGGTATCCCGTCCTGCACCTGCACCGATTGCACACTCGCTTGCTGCACACTGGCCGCCTGGCGCTCAGCCATGTAGCGCTGCACCGTCTTGGCTGTGTTGACCAGTCCTGCCGGCGGTTCTGGTGGTGGTTGTTTCTCCGTGGCTCGCTCGATCTGTTCGCGCTGGGCGCGGGCCGCAATGTAAGCGGCACCAATCAGTCCGGCACCAGACACCAAGAGGAATCCCGCGGCACCAGTAACCCATGCAGCGAACACCCCCAATCCGAATGCAGCGAGGATCATGCCTATTGTTTCCAGAGCAGTGATGACAATCTCATTGATCACGAGCAACCGCGGCACTGTTCACCACCTCTGGTACGGTGCGCCTATGACGCGCAGGAGACGCCGGGGTCATCGAGCTGAAACCCGCGGCCGGGAGGATGCCTACGGCTGTGTGAGCTACTACGGCAGCTGCCGGGACTGCCGGTGGCGGGGCCAGCCATGGTTTGACCGACCATGGCGTGCTGACCGAGACGTCAAAACGCATTGTGCTAGGGTGCGCTCATGACTGTCTGGGAACGCATTACTAATGAAATGGTGTGCTGCCCGCCTGTGGGGATACAGGTGCACGGCATTGATACGGGTACCGATTGGATCCCCGCGTGGGTTGAAATTGACGGTGACGCATACCAGCTGGGTGCATTCGATAAAAACAATCAAACCTATGAACTGCACCCGAGAATTGCAACCCCGCTAGCTCCACCCGTGCAACCGTAACCATTGTTTGTCATCTTCCGTCAATGCTTGCCTGAGCTCGTATGCTTCTATCCGCTCAGCCATGTACTTACACCGCAACCCTTTGCTGCATTGCCGGCATGGGCAGCTGATGATGCGCGGGTCGGCATATGACTCTACGAAACCATCCATCTGATACACTGCCTTACGTTGGCACGGGCGCCCAGGGATGCAGCGAGAGTGCCAGGCTTGACGGTTCGATTCCGTTCCGCTGCATTCCACCTAACATCAGTGCACTGACTGCATGAGGTCATACATATTAATGCCAAACACTGCCAGACCGTGCAGCGCGAGCGTGAGCACCATTACAGATGAAATGTTATATTCGCTCGCCTTGCGTCCCCAGGCCCAGGCACCATCACCGATGTCTCGTTTCTGCAGCGACTTGATTGCCTCGATGACCACCACTTGGTTGAGGTGGCGGATTTTGTCGGCGTCCGGGTGGTGAGCTGCGTTGAGGAATTCGCCGCACGCTTGGCCTAGCTCGGTAGCGGTGACCTCATAGGGCTCGATGCCGCGCTTCTGCAGCTCGATGAGCAGAGCCCGGCCCGGCCCGGTGGCATCGCACACCCAGGCCACGGGCTGCCAGGTGTCGTTGAGCTCTACGATGCGGTCAACCATCCACTCAGTGCCCTCACGGTGGTCTAGCACGCCGTCTGCGCCCGTGATCTCCGCGTGCGGGATGCCATCGGTCCGAAAGCCGGCCACACCGATGCAGCCGTGTGTCAGGCCCGGTGTGCAGTCGAAGGCAAACACGGTGCCTGAGCTGATCTGGCTGGCGAGGTCGGCGTTGCGCGCCCAGGCAATGAGGTTGATCAGCGGTGCGCCGCGGGGATCCTCGAAGATGCACAGCACCTCACGAGCAAAGATGAGCGGGTCCATCGAGCGTTGCGCCCGGGAGAGCGTAGCGAGGGTGAGGTAGCGGCCGGGCACCTCATAGTTGAGCGCAGGGTTGGCTCTGGCCCATTGCCGCGGGTCGGCAGCCACCGCACGTGGATTGGCTCCGTACTCGATCTCATCTACCGACCACTCGTAGTAGGCCACTTCTGGATCACCAGCGATGCCGCGCTCACGCACCGACCGCAGCGCGCTGGATTCCAGTTTGCCGCCCATGGACAGATACCAGATCTGCCAGTGTGCTTTAGCAAACATAATGGGCATGAGTGCACCGACCATTTCAGCGGTCAGGGCAAATGCCTCATCAAAGAAAATGACATCATAGCCGGCCCAACCCCGGGCTGCGCTGCCGGTCCGTGCTACGAAATCAATACGGGCACCCTCTACCGCACGGCCTTTCGTCCCGCGGGATGTTGAGGTGATAAGCAATGGTGCCTTGGGCGGTTTCAGTACTATGGATTGTTCCTCATTGGCCGTACGTATCTGCTTTACCTCTTTGTCGAAATCCGGGTAGGATTCGATGAGTAACTGTATCCGCTCGCGCATTTTTCTGCTCGTGGCCATCAGGTGCGCCGTGTACACGAGCTTGGCCTTGCGCAGGTACAATCCCTCTAGGCTGGCTACTTCCGCGATGGTGCTCTTTCCGTTCTGCCGGCCCACCACAAGGCCGATCTCTGGTGCCGCCCAGGTGCGATTCTCACTCAGCCCTAGCGCACCGTCCAGCACATCGCATTGCCACTCATCGAGCGGCAGGCCGGCTAACCGACCGAGCTCAACCGCATCAGGCCCCGCTGTCGTCACCCACGGGGGGACGCTGCAGATCCGGGGAGTCTGACAACCTTTGATTTCGCTTAGCTCTGACAGCATCTAGCTCACTTCGCGGCTGGTCAGCGGGCAGTAGACTACTCCACTCACGATGTAATTTGCGGAGCTCAGTCAATACCCGCTGAACACCACCGCCCGATGGTTCGTGTCCTTTGTCGAAGTCCTGCGCGTGCCGCCGGCCGATCTCGATCAGTCCGCATTCCGCTAACTGCAACTCAGCAGATAATTGCCGGACCTGATCCTCATATGCCTCTAGGACAGTGATGTATGCACGCGCATCGGCCATCAGTGATCAGGATTTGGGTGCGGGTTTCTCATCATCGGGATCAGGATCTTTGGCCGCCCCGCCATCATCAGCTTTGGCGCCCGCGTCCTGATCATCGCTGTCTTCCTCACGCCGTAGCCGCCTACTGCGCTCATCTTTGTCTTTGTCGTCATCCTCATCAGGCTGACCGGTGCCCGATGCCGGCGAGGCGTCATCCGCGGCGAGCTCCACAATCCCGTGATCACCCGTGGGTGGATCCGGCATCGGCGGATGAGCGTTGCCCTCATCAACCGGCAACTCAGGGATGCGGTGTAGCGACTCACGGCGCAGCTGGGCAGCTGTAGAGCGGGCTACCGCGCCCGCGGCCGGGGCAGGCACCGTGGTAGCGGTGGTGTGGCGTTGCACCTGGCGGGTGCGTGGTGCACTGTTTCGAGGATCAGGCATTGCTATACTCCCTCACATGATTCTGCCGTGGTGGGGCTGGATACTTTTTATTCTCTTGCTACTATCGCCATACGCACTGACGCTAACATTAGGTGTACTCCACGGGCGGCGCGGCGGCGTACCGAACGGCAAACGACCGAATACCGCATTGTTGGGTATCGGCATCTACCATGAGGAGTAACCCGTGTCAGCCATTCAGATAATAATTGTATTGTGCTGTCTTTTGTGGCTTACAGTTTGTGCCCGCCAATGGATGAAAGTGAGAAACAAATGAACGAGCGGTCATTTACGGGTCGGTGTGACGCTTGACGAATATGCTCAGCTGGGCTACTACGTTGTCAAAGGGGACGCCGGGCCAGCCGGATCAGGGCGCCCACGTCATTATCACCCGAAAGTGAGAACACAATGACTAACGAACCTATCACCAATGAACCATATGACAAAACCGAGTGGTGCTCATTTACCGGCCCGCACCCGCAAGACGGTGAGGTTACCTACTTTGATAATGAGCATGAGGCCTATCTGTTCGCCACCATCGCGCCTCATCGCAGGCTGGCTAGACGTGTCGTGCACTACCCGGCGTGGGAAATCCTCGATGACCAACCGCTACGCTAATGGCCCGCGGTATGCCCGCCGGTTCCTCGGTGTCATCGGGTCCATCCTCACCGGGCTGACCCTTACTTTCTGGTGGCCGGGCAGCATCGCCAGCTTTGTTGGCGGGGTACTGATGCTAGTCGGATTCATCCTGTGGTTTATCGGATTCATCACGGCATGATGATACCGGGTGGCGCTTGTGGCTCGCTGTTGCCGCCATTGTTAGCTGTGGTGAGTAGCCGAGTGCGCTCAGCCATCAGGCCCTTGATCTGCTCATTTACAACGTTCTCAATAGCAGATTCCGGCGCACCAATCGGGACAATAAACGTCCGCTGCAGATAGGCGCCTAGCATGTGCAGCGCGGCGCAGTGGACGTAACAGACATAAGACGTGATCGGTCCGTTGGGTGTAGGGACTATTGCCCAATTGATATCCCATACCAGATCCTCGCCCCAGGATGCTTTCTCAATTGCTTCTGCAAACACGGGCCGAATGGATGCGATGAGCTCAGTCACTGCCATGTGAAGATCTCCAGTCCTGCCGGCGCCAGCGAGCAACCGCGAGGGTACCGCACAGTCATCTCTTGCCCAGCTTTGCCCGCGCCCGGCCCAGCTCTCCCACCAGTGCGCTTGTGACTGCCCCTGGCACCGCGGGAACGCCCGTGCGGTCAGCCTCATCGGTCAGCTTGCGCAGCTGCGCCCGCGAGCTCGTGAGGGTCGCCAGCGCCGTGATGAGACCAGTCAACGCGGACAGCGAGGGGATCACCGCAGCGGCTACGTCTCCTACGCTCAACGGGTGCCTCCTGCAGTGGGTAGCGTTGCGTAGACTTTAGTCAGGCCCCGTATATAATGTCTGATCTGCCTAGCGCGCTCGTAATTCACGACTGCAAACAGGATCAGCGCTAGTGCCACGTAAGTGACATGACCAAACGTGCTGGTGCGAATGCCGGCAATGATGAATGCCAGCGCGTACGCCATGACGAGTCCAGTCATGAATAGCAGCGCCGCGCGCTCGACCACGAGAGCTAGATTGGTGAACACCATTTCCCCGATGGCGGCAACAATGGCGCTGAGTAGGAGCCCGACGTACCAGATCAATCGCGCCCAGAATGGGAACGTGGCGGTGACCACACCCTCATTGGTCAATCCGAACTGGACAGCGAAAGCCATAGTGAGCAATAGCAGAAAAACCTCATAGTAATTGCGTTGGTGCATCCCTATTCCTTTACCATGGAATTGATAGACTTTAGCATGACTTTACGCACGACGATTGTTCCGCCTACCAATACAATGGCGGCTATTGCAATCCACTTGACCATTCCCTTTCTCCATTCTTTACCATTCCGCGCTATTCACCCGGGCTGCATACCGGCTGCATAAAGTGTGATCCACTATTCGCATAAACCGCTGGAGAGAGAAATGCCGGAGACAGGCCGGTCTCCAATCTTTAATCCCTAAAAAAGAATGCCAATGATCAACTTTGCATGTGCAATTACTTATTATTCATATGATCATGTACATATACAATATGACCACATGATTTGCACGTGCAATTATTATTTATTCATTTGATGATGCTATTTGCGATTGCAACCAATTGTGTACACGAGCTCGTGATGATTGTGTGTACACACATCATGCATTAGTAGTGCATGCATGAATGAATAACCAATCACACACATGAATAGAACAATCACACGTACAACCTTGACTAACTAAGTCAGATCTGACATACTATGTGTATGGCATCGAGGACAACATCACTCAGACCCACCACCCGTAGCAGGCAGAGTAGTAGGAACATCAAGGTACTAGGTCACAAGGTATCCCTACTCAGGCTACTAGGTATCATCTTCCTCATTGGCCTACTCACCCACCGTGTGCTCAGCATCGCAGTGCTACTAGTCCCTGATGATTCAGCCTGGCATGGTGTGCTCCACATCATCACCGCATACCTGCTCTAGGCTGACCTGCATGCAGCCTGCACCACCTACCACACCCTGCCCTACCTGCTACCTACGCACACGAGCACCGGCACAGATGCTGCTATCAGCCTTGGCCCATGGAAACAACTACTACAAGGGCATTAGTTACTGCCCTACCTGTGGCCATCACTGGTACGGGAACACCTACACGTGGTGCTACGTGTGGCCCATATAGGATGGCCTGCATGGATGTCAGGTGGCTACGGCAGGGAACAGCACCACACTACTGCGACCTACCCACCCAGGCTGATCCTGGCGCTGTGGTGCAGTGCATCGAGTGCCGGCGCCGTTGGTCGGCAAGCAGTGATGGCATCGGGCAGCTGCGTTGGTATCGCCGGTACTGGCCATGGCCACGCGAGAGACCGCATCCGGGGGACTGGATCATCCCGGTAGACCAACCGCCCAGCGAGCCGACTACACCACCACCCGGGGCCAGCGGGGTCAGTAGCTCTAACTGCGAGTAGATCCGCTGTTACCGTTGACCACACGCTCACGGAGCTCCACAAGCTGCCGCTTGGCCTCAGCCAAATCAATCTGCAAACCGGCTACTGCCGCGGACTGCCGCTTGGCAATGTCCAAATCGGTTTGCAATCCGGCTACGATCTGGGCTATCCGGGTATTCTCACCATGGGCAATGTTCAGTTTGGTGATGTTGTCCAGTTGATCAGCGGTGCGGGCAGCCTCATTGTTTGCCAAGCGCGTGGTGAGGTTATTGACCTGCGTTTCGAGCGAGGTGACCAACGTTGCCGCTGAGTTGACAATAGTTGCATCTGAGGTGGTGTTCAATCCACGTAGTTGAGCTCGCCGGGTAAATAGGAATACAATCAATGATGCAGCGGCAGCACTGAGTGCAGCTATTACCTCCGTATTCATCCAGCCTCCCGAATCTGCCGGCGCGAGCGTTGCGCAAGAATAATGAAATATACCCGGGAAATAAACACCATGGCCATACCTGCGAAACCCACACCCGTGAACAGACCCTGAATACCTAATGACCACAGCACACTAAAGCTGTAGATCGCTGTGCCTAACGCACAGAACACCAAACCGATTGTTTCCTTAAATGCATCATATCTGATGTAGCTCCACGTGATCAAACCACCACCTAGAATAAGAACAGCACCCATCGCGCGGACTCCCCAGTCAGCGGTGAGATCAGCAAACGCCGCCGCGGAACGATGACCGAATATGGTAGCGATAAACCCCAACGCTACCATTGTCTCGGGTAGTACAATCGGCGTCTGCGACAATTGGATACGGCGGAACATGCGGGATAGCCAGCTATACTGCATCACGTGGTGAATCACCTCACCTATCTGGATGTAGAGCCCCCGGCCTCGCCGCGTTGCCATCACAACCCCCACACAAGGTTAATCAACTCTGCGACTGTATGCGCCTGTATAAATCCGCTGGTGATACCAGATTGGGATCCTGCCCGTTAACCTCTAGCAGAATACCCGCACGTGCATAGCAATCCGCGACTAGTGCCGAACACACCCGCCATTGATCCTGACGAAACACACTATCCAACTGAGTACCAGAACGCAGATGCAACAGCTCCAAACCGAAACCCACATATGCCGGCCAGTCATAGGGAGTGCCGACCAGCGCGTAAGCCCGGGCTACAATAGCCATTCGAGCATTCTCGCTGATTACCTCACGGCTGTTCCACACCGACTCTGGATAAACATAAGCCGGTACAATATCCGCGACTGGCGGCACACCCTGAACCATCTGCCCGTTACCGATATACACAAACGCGTGGCCAGCCCATGAGTTTGTAGCGTGGCGAACCAACGCACCCGTCATACCAGCTCCGTGTGATACCCCGAAACACCCAGCTGTGACCACCTCGCCATCATGTGAGGTATACGGCGCCAGGTCAGACAATTGTGCTGGACTAGGCACGCCACTACCTCCGTGAGTCAAGGGGTTGACAAACTAAGTCAGATCTGACATACTAGTATCAACAACGGAAAACGAAAGGAATATCTGATGAAAGAAATCAGCGAGCTGAGCGACTGGGATCAAGGGACTGTCCGTGGCCTACGATCTCTTGCTCAAAAAGGCGAATTCACAGACACAGAAGCTGCCCAGACCATCGCCTGGATCAGAAACGGTAGACCAGCCGAAGACGAAGACTAACCAAATCCAAACAAAATGGCTTCGTTCCAGCGGGGTCATTTTTTGCTACTTGACAGACTAAGTCAGATCTGACATAGTAGGAGCTATGACCACAACAACAACCCGCCAGCTGAGAGAATACCAGCAAGAGGGTTACGATGCCGTGTTAGCCGAGTGGGCTCAAGGCATCAACCGTACCGTAGTAGTACACGCCACAGGACTGGGCAAGACTGACATCATCGCGAAACTGTGCACCGATGAGGCGCTAGCCGGCGGCCGGCCCATGGTCATAGCGCACCGCTCAGAGCCGCTGGATCAGTTCGTGGCCCGGGTAGCGCAGTACGCAGCCATCCCGGTAGGCCGCATCCAGGCTGGCCTCAATGAGACTCACTGCCGTATCCTCGCCGCATCGGTGCAGACGTTGTGCCGGCCCAAGCGGATGGCCAGCTGCCCGAAACCCACCATGCTCATCATCGATGAGTGCCACCATGCAATGGCTGATTCCTACTGGGATATCATGACATGGGCTGGTTGTTTCGAGGGCCACGGCACCCGCACCGTTGGTTTCACCGCCACCCTGTACCGCGCGGACGGCCAGGCATTCGACCCACTGTTCTCCAGCGTTGCAGATGTCAAGGGCATTGATTGGGCCATCGATCACGGTTGGTTGGTCGAACCACACGGCCGGGTCATCAAGCTGCGCCAGTCGCTCGATCACATCCGCACCGTGGCCGGGGATCTTTCCGCCAGCGGCGTGGGCAGCGTCATCGAGCAAGACGCACGGCGCATCGTCAAGGGATGGCTACGCGAGGCTGACAACCGCATCACGGTCGCCTTCGCACCCACCATCGAGAGTGCCAACGTGCTGGTAGATGCTTTCCTGACCGCTGGAGTGGCTACTGAGCTCGTGATCGGATCAACCCCGCACGAGGACCGCAGCGCCATCTACAAGCGTCTGGCGGCCGGTGAGACACGCGTGATGGTCAACGTAGGTGTGGCCACTGAGGCTTGGGATTGCCCCGCGGTGTCCTGCGTGCTCATCGCCAGGATGACTCAATCAGCGGGCCTCTATGAGCAGATGGTAGGCCGCGGGCTGCGTCTGGCTGATGGCAAGACAGACTGTCTGGTGCTCGATGTGGTCGGCGTGACTCGCAAGTTCGAGCTGATGACCCTGATTGATATCCGCAACGCGCGCTACCGCAGCATGCCCCAGACTCCCCGCAACAGTGGCCAGCCAGCCAAGCGTCACTGGTGGCAGCGCACGAACTACGCAGACGTAGGCCTCCTGCCTACCCCCAGCTTCGGCCGCCGCGTCCTCGATTTCATCCGTGGGAGATGACACCCATGTTCCGCACTACACACGTCCGGGCGGTTGTGGCTGAACTGCTCAAGTCACCTGATACCGAACACTACGGCGGTGAGCTCAAGACTGCACTAGACCTCAATACCAGCGTGGTCTACGGGATTCTGAGCAGACTGGCTGATCACGGCTACCTGACCGATCTGGGTATGCGTCCATCAGAGACGGGGGGTTCGCCTCGCCACGCCTACCGGGTGGCTGACATCGAGGGGTTACACACACTGCTCAGCTGAACGAACTACCACAAGATCAGGAGAACAAAGACATGGCTAAACCACTAACAATCGATCGTTTCATCCAAGCATTTCGCCTCGATTACGGATGGGAGTGTCTACCAAACACGCGCATCACCAATGAGCTAACAGAATTTGCACGAGAACGTGAAGGATCAACACGCGACATCATCGAACTACTAATCATATTTAAGATGTCAAAAGGTTTACGCTTAGACGTGCATAACAGCACATCTATTGAGGCGCTGCCCTAATCCTTTAGCCTATAGTAGGTGCGGTGATGAAATGCGCGGCTTTGGCCAGCCGGCTCCACCCGGTGCAGGTGAGCTCTGGTACCTCAGTGAAATTGATGCAGCCAATCAAGTAGTCCGGGGTGATACCGAGCTCATCAGCCATCGTAGCGTGTACACGCTCTGCAATCTCAAGAGCATTCGCTGTGGTGGTAGGTGTCGTACTGCGCCGAACACCAACAGCACGCATGCGGAAATCCAGCACTTTGCGCATGACATCAGCAATATCACCCAACAGCGGTGCACCCTCTAATGTCTCTGGCGGCAAGCGCCCGTAGAGCCCGCGCAGCACATACCACAAACCGCCATCACCCGTACCGTACAGAACCTGCCATTGACGCAATGAGTCGTCCATCAGCTGCCCCGAACTGACAAATAAACTGCGCAATTCTTGGATTCCCACAATTTGCGTAAACCGTCCGCGAGGTCAGGATCATCAGGCAATACCTCTACCAGCCAGAGGCCCAGCGTGTAGTATTTATCGGCAACATCACGGGGGATAGCCGATAACTTCGGGTTAGGCTCTAGCCTCCGCAATGCTGCCTGGGTGGCTGGGTGCCGTCCGGTGATGTCCAATGCCATGGCCTTAGATCCTATCCGTGGTACGGGCTGCGGTGGTCGCGGGTGGCCGGCGGTGGAGCAACCGCGATGTGCGGGTCAGTGTGCTCTGCAGCGACATGGCGCAAGCCCATCATGCGCCCACGCGGCGCGTGCGGGGTCTCATCGGCCGCGGTGGTCTGCCCGCTGGCCTCATCCGCGTCATTGGCGTAGAGGGCTGCCAGTTGCTGTTGAGCCTCACTCTTGGTGGCGTGACAGCCCATCGTGGCGCCACCTTCCGCGAGGACAGCCCACTGACTATCCCCGCACGTGCCGCCACCTTGGCTGATCGAGTACGGCATAGCTCACCGCCTTTTTAGAGTGATCACCACTGCCGCGAGGTGATCGGGTCCGATAGTGCAGCGGCAATGCCCGTTAGGCCAGTTGCAGTGTTCTGCCGGACACCGCGGCGCACGGCGCGGCGCAGCTGATTGGACAGCCGGGCGTTGCAGCCGTAGTGGCACGGCGCGAGGTTGGCCGGATCGAGCGGGTGACCGCCCATCCACAGCTCTGTGATGTGGTGCGCGGTCGGGGCCATCCGGTGCCGCGGCGCGATCCTGCCCAACGCGTAGTTGATCGGTTGGCGGCAGCCGTAGCAGGGTGTACCGCCGGCCTCACCGGCAGCCAGGCAAGCAGCGCGCGCCCGCCGGTAAGCGGATCCCTTGTGGCCGGCGGTAGGGCTGAACACGCGCCCGATAGCGAGCACCCAGATCACCCCCTCATACCTGACATAAAGCCTTGACATGGTACGCGTGCGGGCATATCCTTAGATCATGACCGCAGCCGCGCAAGCCGCCACCCGCACCGCCACCCGGCACTTTTGCTCACTGGATATCTCGCCACGGTGCACCAAGGGTGATGGCAAAGGCCCAGCAACAGGCAAATGCCGCCACTGCGGAGGCAAGGTCTACACAGACCACGGTCTGTGGGGCGTGTTCACGTGGACGGGTACCGGCCGCTACCCCGTGACAGACGCTAAGCGCACCTACGTTCGTCAGGGTGCAGCGGAGAGCTGGGCGACCGCCAACGGTACTGAGCTCGTGGTCCGTTGGATCCCCAGCTAGGCCGTGGTGGTGTCTGGCGGCCCCACTGGCGGGGGCACAGCAACCATGGGTGTGGTCGGGTGCGTGTCCTCAGCCAGGCCCGGGATGTAGGGCTTATCGCTGGCACTGGACTGCGGTTGTACCGGCAGCGCTGCGCTGGGTGCGCTGGTATCCCAAACCGCGGTGACCGTTTTCAGCGGGCCGGTACCAAGAATTTTTGTCTTGGCAGACAGCTTGGCATCACGGGGCATTCCCACGCGCTCACAGGTGGCTAAGAAGTCATAGAGGTCCGCTAACGTGTGCTGGCCGTTAAAGCTGCCATCAATCGATACACGCATAGCCATTACTCTTCCCTTGCCGTCAGTGATAATGGCAACCAGTCGGCTACCTGTTCGTCCGAAAATACTTGCACCGTCAATCCGCTGTCAGCTGTCCAGTACGTGAGTATCCAGTGGCCCTGATCGTTGAAATTGCATTCGGGGAAGTGTTGGGCCACGAAACCATCAGGGCTCATTCGCGCCTGGCGCGTTGTTTTTCCTACAGGATGATCAGCCATGGCACAGCTCCGCTTGCTGGTGCAGCACCGTGTACACGTCATCCATGGAGCGCCCGCGGGCCAGGCCGCATGATGCCCCCACGTCCACCGTGCGGGCCAGGAGGCTGTCAGCTAGCCCTACAATCGGCCGCAACTGATTGGTAGTGACGTGCTCGTGGCAGCATCCCAGCACCACCCGCACACCCGCTGGCACGCGTAGCCGTTTCAGATCGGTGTACCAGCCCGGGTCAACAACTGGCGGCCGGGCGCCCTCACACAGCGGCAAATGCACGTAGGCCAGGGTATACCCCCGCGGCCAGGTGTCACAGAGCTCATTGACCCAATCCACCAACGGCGCCAGTTGCGACAGATTCGCCTTGGACTTGTGGTTGAGATCGCCCAAGCACGGGTGAATACCGATGCGCATACCTTGCGGGCACTGTTTGACGAAATCAACCACGTGGGCAACCATTTTGCGGATGACCAGTGAGCGTGCCATGCCAGGGGATTTCAGTGCACCGATGAGCTCGTAGGGTGCCTCGATCGAGAACACCACGCTTTCATCATGCGTATAGATCTTCATGACGTCACGCACGGTGGCTCTAATAAATGATTTGTAATGTCGCAGATGCCGGCCCGGACCCACGGTAATCATGGATTGGTCAAACGGACTGGCAATACCTACCTGAGTTGTCAGCGCCACACCATAGGATTTGATCAACCGCTGTGCTATCTCGCTTTCGGCGCGGTAGATATCATAGTAACCTAGATCGAGATTACTCAAATCGCCTCTAGGTGCGAGCACGGTCAGGTCATTGTAATCCGTGTTTGTGCCCTGGCGTACAATCGAGAACAGATCGGTTTGTTTCGCCAGTTCCTCAGTAACACTAGCCGCCCAGTTCGGTCTCCCGGTAAATGGGCAGGGGAGGAACAAAAGATAAGGCCCCAGAGTGGAAAGGGCCAGATCGATTGATTCCTCTGCAGTTGTACCCGGCAGCGAGCCGGCCAGCCATGCGCGGCGCACGAGATCGATGCTCCCCTCGGTAGGTGGCAGTAACCCGCTGTCAACGATCCAACTTGGCAGCGGGTTACGCTCTGGTCACCTACCGTGCGTGAGGGTCAGTCGTCATCGCACCACCGCGACTGCCAGCCGTAGCGCGGGCCACACCACTGGCGCTCCCAGTGCCCGCGGTGCCGGCGGTGCTCGTACCCGTGCTGGTCACGGTCATGATCACCGTGGTCACCCCGGCCAGTGACCCGGGTGCCTGAGCTGAAAATCTCGGAAACCTGCATAGCGACTCCCTCGCTAGATCTTTGGGTGGTCGCCGGTTGTATCGCCAGACGCGAGCCGTTGGTTAGCGGCGTGGCGCATCCGCCTTATATGTGGCCAGGTGGCCACTCACCCCTTGACTCTTTCGAGTGAATCTCAGCCCGAAATCAAGATCGAGAGTACGTAGAGAGCACCTACCAGCATCATTACCAAGAGCACCGCGGCAGTCGCCAACAGCGCAGTTAAGATCATCATCTGGGTTGTCCCGCGGGCCAGCGATGTCTGGGTACGCAGTATCAGCCGGGGGTCCATCGTGCTACACCCCGTTACATCGCAGGTCAGAGGGGCACTACAGCCCACTACGTGATCATCTGGGATGGCGCCAGGGACAACACTGGCACGATAAAGCCATAGTGCGGCAAGTAACCCGCCGGTAGCAAGGGGTCAGCACCGCCTGCGTGTGCGCGGCAGCCGACCATCCGGGCCACGCAAGCTGGCGAGCTCAGAGACTTCTAGGGGATCGACCAGCCAGGCCCGGCCGCGTTGCGCAGCGGTGAGCCGGCCGGCAGCTATCCATGATCGGATGGTGCGCTCAGGTACTCCAGACAGCCGCGCCGCGTCCTTTGTAGTCTCCACTGGTGCGGGTAACGAGCGCCCGGCGTTTGAGGTGTTCCCGTAGCCGGTTGATCCGCTCGCCCGCGCTGCGCCAGGATTCGGTAGGCCACGGCTCGTGGTGCCGGCGGCAGTCTGGGTTGCGGCAGCGCATCACCGCCGGCTCAATGCCGACCCGTACCGGGACGTAGGCCACTACCTGAAAAGCGCAGTAGCGGGCCTCGATGATTTCCGGGCACGGACCTACCGGAAAACGGGTGCGGTGCGGGGGCAGATCTATCACACTGCGAGCTCGACACACTGCCCGGTCAATTTGGCTGTAGGCATCCCCCGCGGATACCAGCGCGCGCAACCAGTCCAGCCGATTGGCCAGCCAGCCCGCCACCTCAACCAGTGTGTTGGGGATCTCCCAGATACTCGCCCTAGCACGGGCCACTTGCTGCGCCCAGTGCACCACCGCAGCCACCATCTCCGTGCTGGCCTCCGTCGCTCCGCTCGCGAACGGCAGGCCCTGCTCACCGCCGCGGCCGGCAGACACGCTCAGGACATCCCAGCGGGCATGGGTCAGCGCGAGCTCATGATGCAGATCAGGCACTGCAATCAGGTGGTCAGCGAGCCGATCCCCGCAGAACTGGCACAACGTCATGCCGTCACCAGCTGGACGCGTACATGCGATGCAGCATCGAGCAGGCACGTAGCCAATCAACCCACAACAGACGGTAAAGTTCTAGCCCGCACTGGTTAGCTCTCGGTAAGCTGGGATACAATCGGTGTTGCGAGCTCTGGTTGACCACCTACCCCGATCGGTGCACGACTTAGACCCCGCAACGGTCCCCGCCATTGAAACCCCCCTCAGTGGCGGGGATCACCCTTTCCCGGGCGCTGTACCGTCTCCGCTGCATCGGTCTGCTCACCGCGTAGCATGTCACGTAACGTATTCATCAATGCTGCATGCGAGGTATCTGTTGGTAAACCCAGTACCTGCCGGATCTCATTGAGCTGACCCATAGCCGAATTAGCCAAATGCTCTACCAACACAAATTGCAATGCAGTGGGTTCCATTACTGATTTGTCTCCTAACTCGCCGCGGGGCATATCCCGGAACAGCCGCATCAATTCTAGCACTTCCCCATGCGTAGCCGTAGCGGACAGCCCGGCAGATTGCCTGATCTCTTTGAGCTGGTTGGATGCTGTGAGCAGTAGTATCTGCAGCTGGTTAAGCGCCAGCATCGGTCACCTCATCAATTTGCGCTATCAGCCGCTCAGTGTCCTCACGCTTAATCGCATCAAACGGGTATTCCGACTTGCCGGACATCTCTGCCTTAGCTAACCATCCCGGTCGCAACGGCGCTGCTTCGGCAGTGATCGGCTCCAATCCCGGTTCTAGATTAGGAGGACTACGGACTAAATCTGCCAAGAATCGTGCCTGATGTCGTACTGCCATACGCAATTGCTCGAATAACCCGGCCGTGGCATACAAGATGTATCCTTCCTGAGTGCGTATGTTAGTATCCAAGTACAAAACCACATCAAAAGGCTCTAGTAGTCTGGATGGATCATTGTCTAGCTCCCAGAAACGCGGGTAAGGGCGCGCTACAGGTACCCGCCATTGGATCGGCCGCTCGCGCAGCTCAACTGTAAAACCCTCTGCCGGGCCACCACACAGCTGGATAGTAACAGTCATATCAACACCCGTGCTTTTTTCGGTAATGCGCTTCTAGTTTAGCGGGAGTAGTACAGCTCTTACCGCAGATAACACAATACCATGCACGCCGTCTGCCCATTACTTTAGCCTTTCGCTAGTGGGTGGTCATTGGACAGCCAGCGGTCAGAGGGATTGATCCACTTGGGTTCGGCGCCGATGCGCACGCCGTAGAGCTCTGAGGCCATGCACTGGCCCAACGCAGCCATGGCCTCGTCAGCCTCTACCGCGGGCACGGTGGCCAGGATCTCATCATGCACGGGCACAATGATGCCGTAGTCGCCCCACTTTGTCTGGCGCCATCTCAGCAACCCGTCAACCAAGAGCTCACGCGCGGTACCTTGGACATAGTAATTCACTATCTTGTGCGGAGTCGCGGACGGCAGGTGCAGCACCCGGCCGGAATACAATTGCACCCGCTGCATGCCTGCCTTGGCCTTATTGCGCAGATCATAACCCCATCGCTTGGTGTGCGGGGCTAGCTCATCGAGCGCATCCACCATCATCTGAGCTTCCCGCTCAGTGCAACCGACCGTATCGGCAATGCGCGCGATGCCCGCGCCGTAGAGTTTGGCGAACACACCATTTTTGACGTAGGTGTATTCCTCGCCTGAGTAACCAGCTCCGTAGACCATTTCAGCAATGATTTTGTGCAGTTTCCGACCAGAGGCAACCAGCTCAAGCAATACCGGATCCTGTGATAGCGCGGCGAGTACGGCCACCTCTACCCCGGAAAGGTCAGCATCTACGAACAGATCCCCCGGGTCAGTGACATAAGATTCTCGAATTCCGCCGATGCGCGGGATGTTGGTCAGATTCTCGTGGACACAGGACATGCGGCCGGTATCAGCCTGCAGCGTGTACACGGTGCTGCGCATCCGTCCATCCCCATGGGTGCACAGCAGGTAATAGGGTCGCAGGTAGGTGGACAGGATCCGCTGATGATGCCGAAATCGTAGTATCGCTTCCACAATGGGTGTAAATTGCTCACCCTGATTGCGCGGTAGTTTTTCCAGCACACCCGCTGCTACGCCGGGCTTGCCTGATTTTTCCCCCCGGGGCAGCCGGGCGCCGTGAGCCATCAACACCGCGGCTATCTGATCGTTGCTGCCCGGGTTGGTGATGCCCATCGCGGCCAGTTCCTCCGCAGCGGCGCGGCGCATTGGCGAGTGCTCTGCGATCTTGGCCTCGATATGGCTGCGATCGAGCGCGATGCCCACGTAGGAAACTGCCCCTACAGCCGCCTGTACGGCCACCTCCCGCGCGTAGACGCCTGGCGCCGGCATCGGTAGGGCCTCACCCAGCGCAGCTGTGTCATGGATGTCAGAGACGGCATAGTCAATGCTGGTGCGGTACCGGGGGTCGGCGTTGGCCCAACCAGAGCGCTCGCGGGCTACCCAGCCGCCACCCTCACTACCGCCGGCGTTTTTGATCTTGGTGTCAGTGATCCAGCCGCCCGCTTTGAACAGCGCGGCGCGGCGCGCATCGGCTGCCGGGCTGGCCGGATCCGGCAGGTGCAGCTCCGCTTGCGGTTTTAGGCCGCTGTCCGAGCTCAGCGTGCCCACTGGGTTGTTCAACTGGGCTTGGATCACTACATCGCGAGCTCGCGCCCAGCCGCTGCGGTAATCGATCATGCCGATGTAGGCCAGGTTGGATATCTCGACTGATGCGGAGTAGGCCTCGATCTCGGTTGCCTCGCTCAGGAGCAAGGTGCACACGGCGAACTGCACCGGGTCAGTGACATCCCAGTCCGTGCCGGTGAGCGCATCGCCCAGCTGCAGCGTGCGCACGCCGTAGTCCGGGTGCCCGATCGGGTAGGCGTTGGATTCGATATCGGCCGTCACGCGGCCAGCCCGGGCTGCCATGGTGGCTCGCACCGCAGCGGCAGCCTCATCCACGGAGCACGAGCGGGCCGGCTGGCCCCGCAGTTTGATCGCTGGGAGCTCTAGGAGATCACCGCCGGCTTCCGCTACCGCTGCCGCTCGCTTGGTCGCCGCGCGGTGGCCTCGGATCATCACCTCGACTTGCTTGATCTCGCCGGCCAGCTGGCCCACCGTGTACGTGTACACGCCGTGCAGGGGATCTGCCCCGTTAGTTTTCTTGATCAACCTATTGAGCTGGGTGCGCTGGGCTCGCAGCTCGACTAGCCGCGCCGTAGCGCTGGCCTCATCCATTTGGGCTAGCGGCTCGCAGGTCACGACCGGCGCCGGGCTGGCCGCGGGCTCTGTGACTGGTTGGGAAAATGACCCGTCACAGTCGTTTCGCGAGGTCACCCCCTCTGAAATGATCGACTGTGACGGGTGACGGGTTACCTCGGGTATATCCCCATATATTTGCCCAGAGATCATTAAGGAAGATTGATCTTCATTTTTTATGACAGCTCCATAGCTAGAAAAACCCGTCAACCCGTCACATAGATCAAAAATAAGAGTATTACTACTGGTAGGAGGAATGTTGATCTTGTGACGGGTTTGTGACGGGTTGTGTGACGGGTTTGAACCCGTCACAAGATCAGGTCTCGTTTCGGTCACAGGAGGGTGAACGGCGGGTGAAGTTGATTGCTTAGTACACGGAGTAGGTGAATCGGACATTTCACTCGTTTGATCTTGTGAAGATCGTTTGCTGCTCTGTTCGTGTCTGCGATCAAGCTCAGCGCTCGCAGCGAGGTCACCATCACCATCCGTTTGGCCTAATTTTTCGCAGATGCGGTCACTACCAGGGGAACGGGGGTCAGCAGATGCGGTTTCGTTTGCTTGTGCACAATTCCGTGTTTGCGGCTCCGTTTCAGCAACGGGGGTAGGCTCGCGCGGAACTACCGCCCCGCTACTCATGATCGTTTCAGTCGGGGGTGTGGGCAGGTCGCCGGGGTTGTCAGAGCTGCGCGCGCTACCCCCGTCAGGCGCCGTAGTCGGTGCCGCATCTGCGGAGGGGCCTGTTGATCTGGGTGCGGCGTTGCGCTGGTCGTACTGGATCACTGTGAGCGGGGGCATGGGTGGCAGTGGTGCATGGATCGGTTGGCCCGGCCCAGGCGCGCTTGGTGGGGGCACGTCAGGCCCGTAGTTGGTCTGCCGGCGCCGCAATGGGCGGTGTTTGCCGTCCCGCTGGTGCAGTGCCAGGTAGCCCAGCTCAGTCAGTTTGCGGCCGAACAGCGTAGCGCTGGGAGGGTTGGCCCGGGGTGCGACCTTGCGCAGCCAGTCGATAAACCAGATGAGCAGGTCGCTGACCCGGGTGCCGTGATCGCATGGCTCCATCTCGGCATCGATCCACTGCCTGATCTGATCTTCCTCATTGGCGATGTCTTCCGCGCGAAACCGGATCGCCTCAGGTGCACTCCACTGCGCAGCCACACCCGGGTCATCGAGCCATCGAGCAGTGGCGTGCATCAGCTTGGCCAGCACGCCCGGTGCCTCTGCCCGCCAGATCGCCGGGGTGATCGCAGCCCGCGCCCGGCCGACCGCGTCAGGCTCGCCCTCGCACGGGATCAACCGCAGCCGGCGCCGCAACGCCTTGTCTTGAAAACCCGGTGTCTCCTCAGGGTTGCAGGTCAGCATCAGGGTGTGCGAGGGGTCGAAGTTCACCGGGTTGCCGCGCATCGGGTTGCCGGTCAGGCGAGCTCCCCCGGTGAGCTGCTTGAGCTTGGACACCGCCCACTTGGCATCCCGTGGCCCCTCATCGATGAAGGCCAGCCGGACCCCCCGCAGCGCGTAGATGATCGAGGCATGCGCGTTGTCGGCCGCGCTGGTCAACAGCCGGGGATCAGCCGCGATGGCATAGCTGCCCAGCACGGACATCACCAGCGCGGTAAACGCTGTCTTCCCGCGGCCGGTCTCCCCCCAGAGCAGGGGCATCACTGCGTCTGAGTAGCCGGTCAGGGCTACAGAGACCACGTGCAGCGCCCACTGTCGGATAGCCGGATCCGGCCACACCGCGGCCAAGAACGCATCCCAGGCCGGTGTAGGGTGCTCGATACCCAGCCCAGAGGGCGCCACGCCGGCTGAGTGCAGGTGCGGGGTGTCAGCAGGCAGGTTGGCTAGCGCGGGACGCTCGATGCAGCTGCGCAGCGCCCACGGCAGCCGCCCGGCCCACATAATCTCGGGATCGGCATCGAGGTCGGACAGCCGGACCGTGCTCGATGCGCCAGAGGCCCGCACCAGTGCCCGCAGTTTGCTCGCTATCCCCGCTGACCCGCTGTTTTGCCCAAACCGTTTGCGCCGCGCCGCGCGGTCCTGTGCCTCAGTGGATTCTGAGTCCGGGTCGCCGTGGGGCATCAGGTCGAACAGTTCCGTCAGTGCCCAGTCGGCCATATCGCCGGGCGCCATATCCCAGGAGTACGGGCCACGGACCGCCCACGCGCCCACATCGGTGGCGAACCGCAGCACCGGTTGGATCCGCTCTAGTGCTTGGGCAGCGAGCACCTGATCAAGATGCCCGCGGGGGTCGAAGGCACCAGTGCCGATCAGCGCTCGCCTAGACCAGATGATGGGCGGTGCCGGCGCGGGGATATCGAGCACATCGGCATCACTGGCGTCATCGAGCTCACCATCGGGGCCGGTGGTGTGGCTAGGTCGGCCCGGGACCGGTGGCGCAACGACGGTACCCATGAGGCACGGGTCATAGGCCACGGGCACCGGGCAGCCGGTGGCGCTGACCTCGGTTACTGCCTTGCACGCCGCGGAGCTGGCCATCCGCTCGAATTCATCGGCCCGGTGCTCGCCCGCGGTCAGGGCATCCCAGCGGGTGCGCAGGTCGGCCAGCACCTCGCCCGCGCCCGGGTGGCCGAACGCAGCCGCTCGGATCAGCTGGAAGATCCGACCGGTGGCGATGTCATGACGGCTGCCCGCCGCCGCGTGGTCAAGCTCATCAGCCGCGGTCAGGGCAATGTTGGTGATGTCCGCGCACGGCGGCCGGTCATCATCGAGCAGAGCCGCGAGCAGCGCCGCGCCCTCGGCCATGGGTGCCGCGGGCGCGCTGGCCGCGCTGGCGCCTTCTGCGAGCCCGATCACCCAGGCGTTGGGCAGTAGCGTCAGCTCATCGATCCACGGTGGCCGTTGCTCGCCCAGATCCCCAGGCCCGTACCAGTAGTACTGCGCATTGTTGGCGTCCGGGTTGATCGAAGGCCACACCACGCAGTAGCGGTGGTGGCGCTGCAGGATTTCCACCGCGCCGTTGCGCGGGTCGCCCAGGGTGGTGGCATAACGCCCGGGCGGCACCCGGTAAAACAACGTTCGGGAAGGGCCGGCGCCCGTGTTGGGATCCCCCCGCGCGGTGCTCGCCCAGGTGGGCGGCAGCGGTCCCCACTTGGCCTCATATTCGGCAATGGTGTCATTGCCCCGCTTGGCCACTACGGTGACCGTGCCATCGGGCAACACCTTGGGCTTATCGTAATGATCAATATCGATACAGATCACGCCGGCCGGCAGCCGCAATGCGATCGAGTCATCCGCGTGAGCTCGCTCCCATTTCGCCAACACCTCAGGCGCTACCACATCGGTACCGTGATCACCCGTGTAGCCGGTAGGTGGCGGTGTCTTCGACCGGACCGGCACCGGCAGTACACACCGCCAGCCAGCTATCACATAGAATGATGCATATCCACCGTAAGCCATTATGCACCCACACTTATCCCGGTTAGTAATGCTGCGGTTGTGTTATATGTCTCCCACTGCAGGGCTATTCCGGTGCCCTGGCAGATAGGACAGATCCGGCTACGTCCACCACGTTTCTTTAATTGTCTCTCGAGGAAACGGTCACCATTCCACACCCGGGCCAGCTCCCATTCGATACCAGCATCGTTGATTACCTGCACCAATCGCGAGCCATTGCCATTCTTGTGCGCAGCCAGCCGGGCGATGAGATCTTTCGACCAGCCCAGGTAATGCTTTGCACACTGGTATTTTTTGCCTGGATGCTGGATTGCCACGTAGGGAACCGTGAAATGCAAAAGGTATACCTGTCCTGGCACGTGTGACTGCATTCTAACCACCTACCCCGTTATGTGTATGCCGAATCGTGCCAGTTCTTTAGATTATGGTCCTACATGATTCCGATTGTGCCGGGCCGCCGTTTTCCCAGGTGTGCCGTGGTGTCAACTGCAACCCCCGCCATGCGCTCTTAGCATCTTCCACGGTGCGAAACAGACCGCATGTACTGCCATTGACAACCAATTTGTATTGTGAGGATCCGGTCCATTCGGCTACATAAACGCTTTCGTCATCGGTCAAAAAGATGCAGGCCATTTCGTCACCTCCTACCGTTATTTGTTCGCGTCACATATCGTATTCCAGTCGAGCTCGACAGATTCGATTGCTTCCCCCTCTGTGTAACCATCAGGCGTGTCCATCTTCATCACCTCCTAGATACCTGCCCAGAGGTATCCGAGTAGTAGCCCTAACATAATCCATGCTGTTATGGCCACTTCATCACCTCTTGCGTATCTTGGTGTATAGGATGTTGACCGGGCCGGCTACCCACGAGTACACCGCGGCCACCGTGTACACGACGTACATAAGGAATGCTCTTAGCCGCGCCCTCATAGCGGTGACACCAATTTGCCCAGACCCTGCAGCACCCGGCCGGCGGCAGCGTGCGGCTCGCCATCGGCATAGGTCCGCGCGTACATCGCCACGGTGGTCAGGTCATCAGCGGGAATGGTGCTGATCGGTACGCGCCGCGCCAGGCAGGATTCGGTGTGCCACACCATCGCGCCCACATGCGGCCGGATGCAGTCGCAGAGCATGACATCGAGTGAGTAGATGGGCATTTCGAGATCCCAGGCTGTACGGGTTTCCAGCCGGGCACCTCTGGATTTTTCCCAGCCTGGCAGCATCACCAGCGCGTCACACCACAACATTGCGTGCAGGTCACGTTTCATCGCGCCTTGCCAACCCAGCATGATGAGATTGCCGTACTCAGCTGGATTGACCACAACGTGACCGCATGCCCGCAACGTAGCGGCAGCCTTATGGAATGCCGGGTGATTGTGATCAGGGTATCCCGCCATCGGGCCAGCGAGGTAGTAGATGGCGTTTGGGTTAGTGGTTTCGGGAGTCATACTGTGCTCCGCATTGGTTGCGTCTTGGGTTTGATTGGATAGGGCTACGCGTTCGTCTTCTGTCAATGGATAGTCCGGTAGTTGATCCCGATCAGGGAATGCTTCCCAAGAGCTGATGCACGTCATAGTCTTTTGCCCCCATGCCGGTACTCACGGGTGCGGTTGTACGCTGTCTTTCGGTCGTATTCGGCTTGCAGATCGATGCCGTGCACGTAGCAGTAGTGCAGGAGTCGGATAAACACGTCCGCGAATTCTGACCCGACACCCTCAGGCTTGCCGTCTTTCCCTTCCCATGCCTCGAATCCTCGTTTGCGGTATGCCTCGAATGCCTCGCTGGCCTCTGTGTGAATCAGCGCAACCTCATCACCAAAGGTGCGGGTGTGTGCGTCTTCCTCCCATCCTTTCGAGACGGCCACCTCATACGCTTCTATAGTCAGATCAGCCAGGTAGTGACCTCGCGTGCTCTCAATGGCTTTTTTGACAGCCTCTGAGATGTCTTGCTGGGTGGCGGTGAAATAGCTCATGATTGTGTGGCCCTTTCTATGATTGCTCGGATATCTTCTGTGGGTGGACGGTAGTTGACACCCTTGGTGACTTTGTTGTCCTCACGCAGCGCGGGACTGCCATCAGCATTGGTGCGCGTGAGCAGTGATCGGTACAATGCCCGTAGCACCTGATCCAGCGGGATACCTAGACTGTGCGCCGTGCCATAGGCCACCCACACCACATCGGCCAGCTCGTGCGCTACTGCGGTCAACCAATCGACCACACCGGTACCTCCCGGGGCATCAGACTCTAGTGCCTCGATGAGCTCGGCATGCTCGCTGTTGTGCAAATTGATGCGCAGACTGCAATCCCCGGTGCCTTCCCCGAAATGTTCGTCATAGGCCCACTGGTGGAAATACGCCACGAGATGTGCCGGGCTCATCGCTCGCTGCGGGCTGGCTGGTCGGGGATGCTCAGCACCCATACCCCCGCACAGCGGCATCACGGGGCCACCTCCGCTAGCTTGTGCCGCTTGCTCAATGGATCAGGCACGCCGGCATCGTGGGTGGCGCAGTACAGCGCCTGCTTGGCCCCGTCACGGGCGTGAGTCATGCCCTTGACCAGCATGTGCAGCCCGGCGCGCTCTAGGCGTTCCTCCATGCCCCAGGGCTTGACCGCGGACGCTTGGTGGTGGCGCAGCACGATGCGGTTGTCGCTGTAGGCCAGCGTCTGCAGAGCTCCACAGAACCGCGCGGTAGCAGCGCTGGCAGCCGGCGTGCTCACCTTGGCCGATCGTGCACCTATCACGAAAGGCTCATAGGACAAATAGATGCGCTTGACATCTGCCGGGATAATGGCCTGGATACATGCTAGCGCGACGTTGAGTGTGCACTGAATAATGGCCGGCGCCGCGGTCCGCACCCGTTGCGGTGAGTAGCGCAAACCGACAATGCCAGGGCGCGGGCCAGGGTCGACTCCTATCACTACGATATCCTCAACCGAGATGGTCACTTGATGCCTCCCAACTCGCGTAATTGTTGCTCGCAAACTGAACAGCAGGTAGGCCCAGCAACGCGCTCTTTGCTGATTGTGCCGGTCGGTGTCCAGCCGCCGCACAATGATTGTCCCGCGGTGAAGTAATGTGCCTTGCGCGCGGTCAGCGGCCAGCTCCATCCGCTTTTTTCAGTGGCAGTGGTCATCACCTGCTGATACCTCCGTTAGCCCGTTCGTCCTCAGTCTTGGGCATCCACGGAGGGCGCACAGAGGTATAGCCACGGAGCTTGCTAGCCCTGGCGTAACCCACTTCGATAACCCCGGCCTCGACCAGCGTGTCCAAGAGCTTGGTGTAGACCTCCCAGGGCACATCACAGTCAATGTAGAGATGCCAATGGCCGGGAGTGCTGGACGGCAACAACTTGGCCGGCAAATCGATATCAAGCGCCACCTTGTGCATGCCCGGCTTACCCGCCACCTCAGAGGTGAGGATGTTAGCCTCATCCACGGGGCACACTTCCGCATCATTGACAGTCGCATCCCATATGGGATCAGCATCATGGAGACTGTACGGCGCCCGGCCAGGCCGATTGAGCACCGCTGCCTTTCGTGGCGTGAGCTCAGGTAGTGGCAGGGGATGAGTTGCCACCCACTGCATTTTTTCTGAATCCCACGTGTATGCAGGTGGTTCGGGATAGGGAATGTGAAGGGTGTACAACGGCGGTGGCGGCAACGGGGGTTCCGGTATTGCAGGCAGGTTATTGGTGTCACTGGGCACGTGGATAAGTGGCAGGAATGGGTTGTATTCCCATGCTCTGGTCGGGGGCCTCAGAGCGGATTGCGGCAGTGGCAGCGGTGGCGGTTCCGGGTATGGTTCCCAGCGGAAATGGGCATCAGATGAGGTGGTCACAGTGGCGAGTCCTTTGGTCTAGGAACATCTGGCAGACGGAGCACCGGCAGTTCAGGGGCCGGTGAGCTAAATGGAGAATGACAGCCTGTACCTCCATGGTGGATTGTGCGGTGTCACCAACAACGGTGCTGATTGGTGCGGCTGCAGCGGTCATGATTCCCTACCCCGATCGGTGCTGTAGTTGATTCCTACGTGTTCTGTGTCTGTCTCCGGTTGTACTCGGGCGGTAGTTCGGTCGCATACTCGGGAATCATCGCACAGATACTGTCATTGTCTTTCCGGTGAGGCCCGGCATCAGGATCTCCTGTGAAGTTCTCCGCTTGCCATTCCTCGAAACGCTCCGCAAGTTTGCGGATTTGCCCGCAGTACTCTGGATCCATCCCGTACTGATACTGGGCAGCTTCTGCGTAGGCGCGTAATGCATGTGGCGCCGCGGGGTCGGCCGCACCGATCACGAACCATGGCCAGCTCGGTACGGATCCGTCCCGGCGTCTTACCAGGAATTTGTTAAATAGCCTCATGCTGCTTTGACCTTTCCTCCGCTAGTTCCACGTTGATCAATGCGAATTCGCCCCATGCTTCCAAGGCTGCTCTGTTATATGCTTGGGCAGCTCTCCAAGGGTCAGACCATAATCCCAGTGAGTGTGATCGGTAATTAATTTTGATGCTTGCGCACCATTTTTGTCTTTGGGTATGCCAGTGCACACCTTTATAACCGGATGTGTTGTTGGATTGCTTCCTTCGGTTACCTTGATTTTGAGACATTGTGCAAACACGGAGATTGTGTCTTTGATCATCTAAACCATTGTGGTTTATGTGATCTATGTATTGATCTGCTCGCGGTTGCAATAATACTCGATGTAGCAATAATGTGCAGCGCTCACCTCGTGTGAATACATCGGATGCAGCATATTTTATTTTCTTTCCATTTGTAGTGCGCAAAGCCCACCAATTGTATCTCTTTGCTAGATTATAGTCAGAGTCATCAAGTAGAATTACGTCAGAGTCCGTTAGGAGAATAGTTCTCATGCTGCTTTCACCTTTCCCCCAAACAACTCACGGACAATGCGAGGATCTGCTAGGTACTGTGACAGCTGTGCGGCCTTTCCATGGAGTATTTCGCGGATGCGGTTATCGACACTGTTTTCCGCCACGAGATCAACAATGTCGAGCGTGGGATACCGCTCACCCACGCCTCGATCCTCTGCCTGAGTGGAATCCACAAACGAGTACGGGCGCTGTAAGAAGATCTCTGTGCCGGCCGCATTGAGGGTGAGGCCCGTACCGCCTGCCTGCACGACTACGCAGAGCAGATCGAGTTTGCCGGCTTGGAACGCGTCCACATCGGCATCACGGATCCGGGTGGTCTGGCCGCCCACCACATAGCCCACGCGGGCGCCTTGGCGCGTTGCCTCCTGCCCCGCGATGAGCATCAGCGGCTTGGAGATGCCGAAGGCGATAGCCGGCCATTCCAGCTCAGCCAGCACATCGATCATGGCGTCTACTTTCCAGCTGGGCAGCCGAGGTGTCAGGTGCTGGTGCTCGATGTCATCACCGGTCTCCTCATCCTGTGTGTAGGTAACCGACAGATCACAAGCCGATGCGGATAACTGTTGCAGCCGCTGGATTTTGGTGATAGTGGACATCACGGTGACCTCATCACCGTTATCCAACTCTGCGATCATCCGGTTTTCCATATCCCTGTACATCTTGAGATATGGCTGCGGGATTGGTACCATGCGCGTGCTGTAGGTTTTACTGCTCAGCCATTCCGCCACGTCCTCGCGAGCCCGCCGCAACTGCCGGCCCAGAAAACACGTGCGCATCTCAGCCTCACGCAGCGGGTTGATACCAGTGATTTTGGTGCCGTAATCCAGTGACTTTTGCGTGCACCACCGTGTGACAATGCGCTCTCTGGCCGGGAATGCCGGCGGCTCGAACACCTCCAAAGTGGGCTGCATATTGGAAATGTTGTGATTGAAAGGCGTGCCCGACAGTGGGATAAAGATGCGGGCCTGGCGGGCCAGCCGCTGCGTTGCCCGGGTTTGCTGAGCATCAGGATTGCCTAGCCAGTGATACTCATCCGCGATCACTGTAGGTGCTTTGATCCGGGCCAGCGGCGAGTCACCCAGGTTGGCCCCGGCCTTGGCATCGCGACGCGCAACGGCATAGCTGGCCACATAGACGTCATAGGCACCGACCCACTCGCGGCGCTGATCTTTGTTGCCGCCGCGCCAGGCAATGACGCGCCAGTGCGGAGCCCAGAGCTCGAAAGCTCGCACCCACGCGGTGACCACGGATGCCGGGCACACCACCACGCACGGCGTGACGTCCCCATAGACCGGCCAGCAGGCCCGCTCAGCGAGGCCCACAATCGCGCTGATGGTTTTGCCCAGCCGCGGGGCATCTTCCAGCAGGCAGCCCATATGAGCCACCTGGCGCACCGCCAGCGGCTGCCACGGACGCAGCTCTAGGCCCGCCGGCAGTTGGTAGCGCAGCGGCTTGTCAATCCACTGGGTGCGCCGCGCGAGCTCCCCGAAAAACCACGTCTGCAGCCGGTTGCCTGCCGACCAGTTCGAGCCGAACGCACACGACAGCTGAATGATGGTCGGCCAAGTCAGTGGCGTGGTCAGAGTCAGGCCATCTTCTGCCGGCTTGATCTTAGCGGTGAACTCGGCCAGCTCATCAAATGCTTTCTCACACGACCACGGATCACCACTGACTACCAGCACGATGCTGCGACCATCCGCCGTGAGCTCACCAAACACAGTGGCCGGCTGCACTCGCGGATTACGGCTTGCCAGTCCGAAACTGATACCGGGCAGCGGTGCTGGTCGAAATCCAGCCCGGTTGAAAGATGGCCGGGGCAGCGCGGGTGGCAGTGGTGGTGCATCCGCGGGTACCCAGTCGAGTGGCATTCGTGCGGGCCTAGTCGCTGGCCTGCAGGGTGGCAGTGTTGCGGTAGTCCTGTAAATTGAAGTTGTCGATCAGCTCCAATACCTTGGTGTTGACATCAGGATGCGGCACAACCTCGTATTTGTAATCGAATGAGCCGTCATCCATACAGATGTTGACCATGTTAGGGAATGCTTCCATAGTGAATTCGATTTTTTCGTGTGAGATCCACTCCAGACGTGACAATCGATCAGGGGTCCGCGCGTCTGGGATTATGAGGTGACCCATCTCGCTGTGACCGTTCGGACGGAAGTACCGGCGCATAGGCACAAAGAGTGTGGTCTCATCGGTGTTTTCGGGCATGGGTGGCGAGTCCTTTAGGTGAAGTGATGTTGATCTGCTGATATTCTATTTTCTGCCAAACCAATCAGTAACTTTGAGTACCTTGTCTACACTGCGATCTACCTTATCCGCAGCTCGTTTTACTCGCTCTACTTTGGTGGGCTTTTTCGGCATGTCATTGTCCTTTGTTTGTGGTTTGGGTAGGGGCCGGGGGGTCAACTGACACCAGGACGTGTACACGCTGACCCCCCGGCAAGTGGATGTCTCGGCTAGTTGCCTAGTTGCCGGCAAACGATGCGTGAGCCGGGTTGAGATCATCGGGGATGGCTACCCCGGTTTTCTCAGCCACCACCGCGCGCACGGCGGGCTGCATCTGCGCCCACTGCTCACGGGTGATCTGCGGAGCCGGCGGTGCCGCGGCCGGAACAGCTCCATTGACAGCCGCTGGCGAGCCGTCTGCCGTAGCTACGTGAGCTGCAGCCGCCTGGACAGCCGCTGCCGACTGCGCGGCCGGTGGTGCACTAGGTGGCGGCACTACCGGGCTTGCTGGCGCTGTAGGTGGCACTGCGGGTGGTGTCGCTGCCGGCGGTGGCAGTGGTGTGGTTGCTGGAGGTACTGATGCAGGTGCTGGCGCGGTAGCTGGCGGAGCCGGTGTGGCTGGTGCTGAGTTGGTCGCTGCGGGCACCGGGGGTGCCGTGACCGCTGGTGTGGCTGGCCCGGCCGCTGCGGGCGCCACCATCACCCACTGACGGGTAGTTGGGTCATATCTCATCTCGGGCGGTGGTGGGGCATCCTCGACAGCGGCAACCGCGCCCTCGATCTCAGCCCGGATCGCCGCGATGTTCGGATCATCCGGGTTGCGGTAGTGCACCTCATAGATGTACTTGGTGAAACCCTCACCTTTTGCAGTTTTGCCTTGCTGTTCTGCCACCTTGGTCATTTGGATAAATGCACCGGGCTGCGGAACATATCCAGCGCGGCCAGAGGCCTCATCAGTGGTCAACGGAGCACCTACCGCGGCCATAGCCGCATTGAGCTTGTCACGGCCATCACCGGCCTTAAACACTGCGGTAGCATGCCCATCGGTGTATTCACCCTCAGGCATCACCAACATGGGCACGAGCAGTTGGTATTTTTTCTGCCCGTTCTGCTCAATGACTTTGCCCTCACTGTCAGTCTGAGCGACCACCCGGACGTCAATGTCAGTGGCGACAATCCCGCGGTAGGAAGTTCCTACCGGTTTCTGGTGGAATTTCCATGTCTTACCGGAACCGCCTTGTGCGGCTTGCTGGTCGAAATAGTCGGTGAGTGTGCCCATCACCATTTGCGGCTTGGGCTTGTCTGTCCCGTCCCCATTGCTGGCAGCGGCCGGTAACGGTGGAGTGGTCGGTGCCTCGGGTACCACATCCCAGGCGTTGGTAGCTGCATTGTAGGTAAACCACCGCTCACCATTCCACTGCGCTCCCTCAACCGGCGGGGGGCCGGGAGGGGCAACGGTAGAAGTAGTCATGTGTTATGCCTTTCCATCTGTGTGTGCGAGTCTGGGTTAGTATGGGGGTATTATGCTAGTGTATTCAGTGTTTTATTTGTTCACCTCCCTTCATCTGCAACAGAAGCCAAGTAGTCACGTATCAAGGGATAGGCAATTTCGATTACGCTCATTGCCTCACCGTGGTCTAATCCGCGATTCATAGTCACAGCTTCCAACAAATCTCCCAGATGCTTGTGTAAATCATCAGGCATGGGATTGTCTAGTGCATGCTGGACAAGTTGCTCATAAGCAGATCCATAGTTAAATTCTGGCATGATTCTGGCTCTCATTTTTTCATCCGGCCGGCGATGAGATGATGCCCAGCACATCCGGTGGCATTGGGATCGGTCAGTACATCAGCGCGATAGAATGGGCAAAAATAACACTCCTCATCCGAAGGGGTAGGCGTGATGTCATTGAGTGAGAGCACACCATCGCGCACCGCGGTAGCCAGTGCTTTGCGCACCTGCATCCATGTGAATACATCATCGAGCAACACATCATCTGCAGGCGTGAGGGTGTGCTCATAGACATAGGTGGTAGCGAGGCTTGATTTGGTGCGAGGCCATGCCACGAGTACAGTGCGCCGGACTGGCAGGCCCATCAGCCGGAAACCCCGCGCGTAGGCCAGTTTCTGTACGAAATATCGCCGCACCGGCCCATGGTTGCGCAAGTGTTTCATCGGGGTTTCACCCAAGTTTTTGTGGTCTACTACTGCCTCCTCTGTGAAGTCGTACAAATCGCCGGTACCCGGGTGGTCAGGGTGTGGATGCACGCGGAATTCCGTAAGCCAGCGCACATAGTTGTGATAGCGGTTATCCCAGTCGAATGCTTGGGCAAACCAGGCATGCAGCGCGGTGCCCACGATGCTGGCCCACGGGTCAACGATGTGGTTGGTCCGCTCGATGTCGGCTAGCTTGCCCACCACCTGCCGGTCACACGGGGTACCGATCTCGCTAGGTCCAAGTTCTTTCTGCAAGGTCCGTGGCGAGTGGTTGGCGTAATCGACTACCACCCGGCGTAGCGCCAGTGCGTAGCTCTCGGCCCAGGCAGTGTTGCCGCTGAACGGCTTAGGCGCCCGCGCCATGAAGTCTGCGGGTGCAGGAGGCTTGAGTGTGGCCATGCCAGCACGCTACCGCGGGGGTCTGACAGTCGGATTTTTCGCGGATTCTGCACAGAACACGCAGGTAGCCGGGTGGCCGCCATGGGTACACGTCATGTCCTCGCAACTCGCGCATGGTGGGCTGCCATGAATGCAATCAAATTTGGGGGTGCAGTGTCTGCATGCTGGATAACCAGGAGGCACGTGTGGACATACGGGGTCGGGTGGTGGATCCGACAAACCGCCGTGACCAGTGATAGTGCCACTGTGCATGATGTTGCGTAGTTCAGTGAGTATGGTTGGTCTGAATCGGCTTTGGGCATCTGCTTTACGCAGCTCATAAGCGCAAGCGCTACACCATTCACTCAGCAGGGGTGCACCGTGCTTGCAGCTTTGGCTGTAGTCTCGAAAGTCTTTATCATCGAGCACGCAGGTTGCACACGCTGACAGCTTGCTGCCGTGTTTGCAGGTCCGGTTGCGCACATCATGTGCGAGGTCGCGGACACGTTCGTCTAGGATTGCTTGGCGGCTGCGCTTGACAACGGTGTAGCTCTTGACGTTCCCTGCAATCGGGAACACAGTACGGCTAGAGTCGTCATCGGCATTGACAATCAATTCCCAGCTGTTGCGCTCCCAGCCGTGTTGCACACTGATCTCAGTTATCTCACCATTGTAGTGCTCAATGATGAGCATTGGCCATCTACCCCGTTTTGCCATAATTCCTATCCCCGATCGTATGCCATTTACGTACCGATGCTGATTCCATTGGGCGGATCTTTATCGTCATCTTCATCAACCACAAAGAAGCTGCACCCGCGGGCTGAATCCGTACCCACCTTGGCAAAGAACCCTTTGCGAATATCGCTATCCCGCAGAGGTACCCAGTCGCGGTCACTGTCCATGAAATAAACTTCGATCTCTTGTGGCATCCTGTCTAGAAGCTGTATCAGTTCGTGGACGGTCAAAACCCTCTCCCCCCTAGTTCAAGATTTGACTGCATAGGACGAAACCAGCCGGTATGCGGATTACCGAATGAATAACCAATCTCATTGAGCATGGTGATCTCAACAACTTGATGATCTTTGCCGTCTGTGAACCCCCCCGGACCAGTCCACATACCTACCCGGATGATTCCGGTCACTAATGATAGGAAGATGACACCGACACACACAGCTGTGCCGATTGCTGCACGTTTCATCATCCCTACCCTCTAGACCTAGAGCCGACCCAGCGCAATCCCCACTGCGGTTTCTTATACACGGCAGCCGCGTAAGCCGCGGGGAACTGTGCTTTGAGCACATCGCTGTTGACATAGGTTTTTTCCTCAGCTGCGAGCGTGAGGCCATCGGACCGGCCTAGCCGGAATAGTTGCACTTTTGTTGCTCTGGGATCGAGGTGATGCAGGGTGGCCTTAACAGAATCTTTCAATTCCTCCACACGAGCCTGCAGCGCATCGAGTTGCGGCTTGAGCTGCGCATACTCATCATACAACTGCTCTAGCCGGTCGCCGGGGGTAGCGATGAACTGGGTGACTGGCTTGCCGTCTTTTTCAGCCTTGCGCAACTGGGATGCTGATGCGATGACGGCAGGATCTTCCGGGCTGGCATCGGGCGGTAGAGCCGGTGGCCGGGAAAGTATCGGAACACCGAGCTCACGCAGAATTTGATCGACCTCGGCTTGGTTGGGCATGCTGGATCCGGGCGTGGCCATATACCACTCTCCTGTAGGTCTGTCAGCGGTGGCGAGTCCGCGGGTGTGCGTGGCGCACAGAGGCCTTAGCGTACCCCTTGCGAGCTGTCCCGGGCAAGAGACCACGTTATGTACCGCACGAACGGGCGACGTGTCAAGTCTTCGCAGGTAAGCCATAGGTTAGCGGTCAGTAAGTTGATCCACATGAGTAGGTGTACACGCCCTTGCTCAGCATGCCGTTGACGCGCTACTGGCCAGTAGAGGTAAGCTGTGCGTGCTGGCATGCGGGTGGCCGCTTGTGTAGCTGTCAGATCCTCGTGGCGAGTCTGACAAAAATGGTGGTCCCCCTGCCACCCGGCGCGGCTGGAGCCCAGGACTAGCCAGCGCGTGGCAGGGGGATCGCCTCACCTCAGTCAGTGCTTTTTACCACTCCGCCGGATTGTGACTCGATCACAAATCGCTGCCAGCAGACCCTTGCGCCAAATGAGCCATCCCACTGCGAAAGCTATCTCCGTGGCCAGCATCGCAGCCCGGCCATGCCATAGGTAGGCTACCTGCAGAGGAATAGCCAGGAATGAAACCAGGGAGAGCGCATTAAGCGCGCACAGCCAGCAGGAGGCCCGGCTACTGCGGGCAGCAAGTTTAGGAGTGACCCGGCGTGCGGTGTAGTCCTCAGTATCAACATCAGCGATAAATCCCAGCGTGCACTTTGCGATTTTCCCGTAAGCATCGCAAACAATCACATCCCATTCCCAGTAGCGTCCTTTTTGTATAGTGCATTTTGCGCTCGCGGTCACCCAGGATCCCCGCACCGCTGGCGCGTCATGCTCCATGTCGAATTTGACGCCTAAAGACACTCCTGGCAGCGCGGGCATCACCGCTAATTCGCATAACCACAGCAAGCGCGCACTGGCGAGCACCCGCGGTTTTTGTTTGGATTTCCCCAGGCACCGGTAGATGTTTGATGCAAGGTCATCCTCTTGTACCCGGTAGCGGATAGTGCGGGACACTCAATTAACCCCCGGAAGGATAGATCAGGCCCTCAACACCGATCACCCAGGCTAGTGTGCGGGTGAGCTCGCCCGGGTCATAGCAAGCTTCCGTACCCAGCTCAGGCAATACGATGCGTTCAGGGGGCATGATGTAGGGCGCCCGCTGCGCTGCGTCCATCCACGTGTGCCAGTCCGCGTAAGTGGTCAGGGTGTCCTCTATCGACCATGGACGGCTGCGCGACGCTGCCCAGGACCAACCCAGCCGGCGTGATGCCACGCCGTACCATGTCCACGTGATCGAGCACTCGTCAGGGACGTAGGGCAGATCCGTCCCGTCCTCGCGCGGCAGGACCACCGCGCGCATCACAAACTCACCCTGGCGAGCTCGCCTAGCCGGCGGTGGCCACGGCTGTGCCCGGGACTCTGGCGGATGCAGCTCACGTGTGGTGGCCCACTCAGACGGGTCGGTAGTCAGCACTTTGCGGCGCAGTGCCTCGATAATCTCATCCGCGCGCTGGCGACTGAAACCCAGCGCAGTGCCAATTTGTTTAGCGCTTTGGTTGCTTCGGTAGAGGTTTAGTACCGCTAGCTGCGTTGGTGTGAGGTTTGCCAGCACAACAGTTAGACTACCAGCACCGCATGCCAGGCAACGGCTAGGAGATCCCCCGCGTGACCGCCACACGAGCTCGTACGAGAGCCAAACCACCCAGCCAACGCCGTACCCGCCGCGCACCGGTCGCCCGGCGCAGCTGGCGGCAACGCATACTTGATAGCTGGACTGTGATGGCTGAATTCTTTAGCTGATCGCCCACAAGCGCAACCTCGCAATAACGTGTGCGGGGTCATGCTCATCCCAGATAGGCGCACGGTCGCAGACGTTAGCCCCGGTGAGTTGGTAGGCAGCCCACCACACATCGCGCACGTGATAGGTGATCTGGCCTGCCGGCAGCTCCATCCCCGCGATAAAGAACCCCTCGTAAGCTGTACCGTCATGATGCAGCCGGGACATCCACGCACGTTCGGGTGCGCAGTGCATCAGAGCGGCCAGTAGCGCGGTGCGGTGTTCGTAGAGCTCACCGAATGTGTGATAGCCATCGCTGATGTCATCAGTGGAATTGCTGGTCATTCCGGTGTCCCGTCTGCAGGTGGTGTAGGAGTAGAGCGCTGGTTTGGTTGGTCATTGAGGATCAGGTCCACCACGAGATTGAGCGCGAATGCTGTCTCATCAGGCAAGGGGCTGTTATCCGTGCCGTCTAGCAGTGCAACCACTCTGCGCAGCGGCTGCCCGCGTCCATCGGTGCTGTATACGAGATCAGCTAGTATCTTCAGTCTCTCTGCAGCTTCTATCTGGCGAGCTATCCGGTATTCTCGCCGGTTTTCACGAATGGTTGGTGTCTTATCAGTTGTCGCCATTGTTGACCTCGATTGTGAGTACTGCAGTGCGGTAGTCGTGAGTGAATGATACCCACAAAAGTTGCTACGATCAATTGACCAGCATAGATCAGCCAAGGGAATAAACATCATCACCTTACCCAATCCGCGATGAGCTGGCGCTGTGCCTGATCCAGCGTGAGCGCACCAGAGCATACCTTACTGTGCAGCGAATCCTCCTCATGATCTTTGGCGTGTGCGCCGGCCGGGCCATCCCACAATTCGGGGTAGAAGTTCATCGGCAGCCCGGTCGGGCCTCGGGTGTAGCCGGGATCACCATCGAGCTGCAGTGTGCCGATGTGGTCACCCTCGACAGAGCTCAGAGGCTGGCCACTCATCCCGTAGGCCGCCATCACCTCACGCTTCCATTTGTCTGTGACGCTCGTAGGGGGCCGGCGTGATGCTATCCAGCGCGGTTTGACTCCATTGGGCTGGCAGAGCGTGTGCTTGTATCGCGGCGCGTCTGCGGTCACCTCAGGGCTATGTGCGAACAGCCCAGGCGAACAGTGGGCATCCGCTCTGCCGTTTGTCTCGTGGCAGGTGGCTGCAGCCGGGATTGCTACAGGGGACATGATGGATTGCTGCAGCTGCCCAGATGCAGGATGTGGTGTACACGCGGCGGTCAGCGCAACGCACGCTACAATCGTTGCGAGTCGTAATTTCATTTTCTGCCCTCTGTCTCAATATGCCAACGCAGATGCTTGGCTGCGTAATCCATGGGTACCAACGCAAAGCATTTGTTGCACATGACGGGTAGGTCTTTGGTTGCCCTGAGGTCAGTGCCGTTACCATGTCCATAAATAGTGAGATTATGATTCATCTTCTGTCCCTGTAGTGATCGTAGTTAAAAGTCAATGACCAACCAACCGAGACAATGATAGCGCTCAGCACCACAGCCCACCAGCCCATCGCAAACACAGCTTCCGCAATCTGCGCGATTGCTTCCAGCGCGCCATTCCACCACTGTTCGGGAGTCATTGTCTATACACCACTGGCCGGCGCACATCACGATGCATGATCTGAGTATCGATACCAGCTGCGATCAATTGCTCTGCGATCTCTTGCACCAGCACAACGGAACGGTGCCGGCCGCCGCTGCAACCGATGTCCACGCGTACCAAAATACCGTGTGCATCATGCTGCAGTACAAATGACTGTATCAGCCGGGTCATGTTGGTGATGAGACCGGCTGCGCCTGAGCATGCTATCACTTTATCGCGTATGATCTTATCCATACCGGTGAGTTCACGCAGCATGGCATCTGTGTGTGGATCGTAGAGTAGCTTGCGTGTGTCTATTGTGATGTGTGCCGGTATGGCCGGGTCACCATGCAGATAACCGAATGAGCGCAGCTGCACTTTAGGCATTGAGCTCCAATCTTCCGCGCATGACATAATGGGGAGCCTTTCTTTAGAGGATGCCTAGTAGTTTGAGCAGTAGTATGCCGGTGATATTGGCAGCAACCATCAGGAGGAATAGAATAATCACAGAGGTGACTGCGTTAACTGGCCTATCGGGTGGCTTCACGCTATCCAAGCCTTTCTACGCGCGTAGCGGGTGCCGATCTCGATAATAATAGCCAGCCCGGCGAGAATGCACAATCCCCACACAATGTAGCTCTGCACCATCATCACCTCAGCGTGCGGGCGGATACCCGGAATGAGATAGACACCCAATGCCACCATGGGCACCCACAATACTAAGATCTCGAATGGACCGCCGGCCCGGAATGCCAGCCACTTGGGCAACCGCCAGAATCGATTGAGCTTCCGGCCAGGGATACCCATCTCTGTTGGTGCGTCACCTAGGATATGCAAATACATCCCCAGGCAGACAATGACACCGACCCAAGGCCCGTGCTCCACAACGTAAGGATAACGGATGGCAATGAGAGCGAAATCTGCGGCTACCGCGATAACGCCGATCTTGCCTACCGGAATATGTATTTTCCACCAGTAGGTGAAATGAATTGTGTAAGTGCGAATGACATGCTTGCGGGCGCGCTTGAGCACCGCCATAAACGGAATCAGGTCAATGATGCCGTGCGCGGTTTTCATTGTCCAACGATGACGGACGGTGTGGTTCTGTTGCACCACATAGTCCGGGACGGTGATGCCCCGGATGGCGCCCGTGTAAAGCACTAGGAGAACGCCGAAAATAACCCACTTGCTCCAATAACAACCGAACGCCACGAGCCCACCAGTGACTAACGGAGCCGGCCACCAGTGCGTGATACCGCGGTGCGGACCTGGCGGCTTGCGGTCACCTCCGTCTGCAGTGAGAGCCGCTACCGTGTAGTGGAGCTCGATGACACCTTCATGCACGAGATGGCTAAGCGGGCCGAATGCGGTAGTGATGGTTGAGTTAGGGTGATCCCAATCAGCGATGATAGCCGCGCCGGCCCACGCCAATGCGGTGCCGAGTGTGAGCAGTAGCGTGGCGAGTGCAGGAAGGTCAGCAAACAGTGACAGTGCATTGATAACCATCAGCCCAGCACACCACCCACTGAATGAGTGACCAGCTGCCATCATCATGATTAGTTACCTCGTGCTTTGTTTGTGACAATACGGCTAATGTAGCTTTGCACTAGACCGTATTCAGTTGCCAATGCTCTTTGTGTGATGTTTTCTTGCTGATAACGAGTAATGATTTCGGTTACTTGTGCAGGTGTGATTTTAGTGTGTGGACCGTAAAAGCCTTGGGTTTTCCATGCAGGTGTGATTAGGGGTGTTGTATGCCGCCGTCGTCTGGTACCATTTGCAATTCTTCTTATTTGTTGCGGCCGCACATTATAAAGTTCAGCCAATATTCTAGCGCTCTCACCATTACCATATCGTTGTTTGATTTCAGTCACTTCTTTGGCTGTAAGTCTGGTTGGTCCGATAGCTTCTCTGCCTTTCGCTACCATATCAGCTATGTTATCCAATTGAGTACCTGGAAATAAATGAGTTTGGTAGTTGCAGCAAGGAGGATTATCGCAAGTATGTAATGCATTTAGTTCATTGAGCAGTAATCCAGTACCAAACAGATATGCAACTCGATGAGCCCGGGCTCGTTGTTGTTGGCCGACTGCTACGCGTCCATAACCTTGCTCATTAGTACTTCCTAGCCAAGGCCAACATTCATGAGGTGCATTTTGTTTAACTTGTGACCAAAACCAATCAGGATCAACATAGGCTAAAATTTGAGTATCATGGATACGTTCCATAATCATCGCCTACGGATCTTGATAGCCCCGGGTGTTGGACCTCGCGGACATCCTTTCACCACAACAGTGCCGGCATCCTTACCGCCACCCTGCAGAACGTAAAGCACCGCAAGCACGGCCAGCAATGCTAATACGCAGTCACCAATGATGACTGCACTATGAGTCTCGACAAAGTGCAGCCCATTCACAAGTGTCTGTATCGCGCCCTGCACCCACTGAATGAAAGTCACGAGCGTTGCAATCCCTACACCTGTCACGACCACAGCACCGATAATGATTACCGCCTCGCCGTCAACAACGGCATCTTTGATCCGTGCCGGCACCGAGGTGGTGTGGACTATTTCCAACTCGGGCGCGGGTGGTACGAGCTCCCTAGTGGTTTCTTGTGTAGGTTGGCTGATGACAGCCGGCGGATGGGCCAATGGTGTTGCTGCATCGAGAATATGGCCATCAGTATCAATGATGATGGGATCAGCTGTAGTAGGTGGTCGCTCTCTGCGCTTATCCTGATCGCTCATTTTTCTGTCAATCCTTCCTCGATTAGAAGATACCCAGAAACATCTTTGGGCCATCGTCATCAGGGGTGTCATGATGTGATGGTGTGTAGTCTGGTTGGTCTAAATCAACTCTGCTTGTGTCTTTAGCGTTGTCGTGAGTGCCGTGTCCGCAACCGCAGCAAACGGCACCATTGCGCCGGCGCATAACACCATTGTCATCTTCTACACGGGTTTCCCTCCCGCGCCATCCCCCTTTCATCACGTCCTTTTTGACATTTGGATTAGCGAGACGTCGGTCGAATTCAGTCTCCCAGCCGCTGTTTTTCTTACCAAACATTGCCTATCAATCCTTACGTGTTGTTTGTGACTGGGCTGTCATCGGGTGTGCTATTGCCATCATGCGGGCCGGTTAGATTGTCGAGCCCGCTCCCTTTCGTTGCGTATTGGCTGCCGTCAGGATGTGAGTCGTAATCACCTTTGTCTTTCGCGCAGTAGTCACTGGTGGTTTCATCATGCGGGCCAGTGATTCTATCGAGTTGTAACGTCCAGCATCCGAATGATGGGTTATATCCGCGGTGGGCTTTCACCGTCCATGTCTTTACTTCACCGGGATTGCTGCGTAATTCAGGTGGCAATGACCCTTGTGCGTCTCCCTCCTGAATTGTACTACCCAATGAGTGCGTGTTTGATTGGTATCCGGCGCCACCATCGGGGAGGAAATGAATTATTGCTAAAAGGATGAGAATGCCCCACACGGTACTGCGTATCGGATGCGATGATTGTTGTTGTCCACTGAATCGCGGTCCCCCGGGCATTACTTCCTCCGTTCTTTCGGGCCAAACATGATGTACCGAAACCACAGATTGCCAATGATGAAAACTATGCAGCTGGCAATCATGGCTGCCGTCATTGCAATGGGCCGGTGTGTCAGGTTATGGGTAATGCATTGCACGCAACCTACAATGATGCCAAGGCTAATGGTAGTAACCCAGAAAGCACCATTGCTAATTTTTGTCACGTCCTGACCTCCCCGGGTAGTAGAGCCCGTAAACAAACATCAAGATACTGACAGATACCACTGCCCCGACTACAAATCCGCAGAGGGCCGCAACCCATATCAGTGTTTCAACCATGGCGGGTGTACCTTTTGTTGCCTCGTGATGTACGGATGTCATCTCGGGCTGCGACCAAACCGCGGCGCAGTGTTCGAGTCATGCCGCGCACATTGCGTAAATCCACATCTGCATCCATACCCTCGATCTCATCCCACCATGCGGCAGTGAGATTGGCCCCGCTCCGTGTAGTGACCTTGCGCGTATTCATCGCTGCGACTCCTCACATATCTCTACGTTTTGCGCCTGCGCCAGCTCTAAAGCCTCACGCATAGTTAAGCGCAGCTCTAAACCGAATATGTAATCTGACTCTGCGACCAGAGCCTCAGCTTTGGCTATGAGGGCATCTATCTCCGCTTCCTGATTGAAGTAGTATTGATCGGAGATAGGACAGATGATGTGGGTACTCATTTGTGCAGTAGGTGAGACCGGTAGGATCAACGCGTAGATTTGATCGGCCATCCCATAACCGCCACGACTCAGCGAGCCAGGCATTGACTCGGGTGGTATCTCCGTATGCCATTGCTTTCCTTGCGCGATGACGCGCATAGCCGGCTGCAGTTGTGTCATACATATCGGTCAGCTCTCTCCCTCGGTTGTGTGCCACACAATGACATCATCAGTGATCTTCACGCAATGCCGAGCCCAACGGTTAATCAGTGCTTCCTCCTCTGTTAGTGGGATATCATGGGCGATGACATCCAAATCATCCGGCAATGTGATTTCGTCTGGTGCTAGTTCATCCTCTTTGATGGCGGCCTTGATGTACTCCTCTACCTCGATCTCATATGTGAGTGTGTGAGTGATCTGCATGCGAGTCATGATTAACGGCTCCTAGAGCTCTTTGTGTGATGTATCGTGGTGTGTCGGTGAGATGAGTTATAGCTTGATCCTGATGAGGAACATCCACCCAATGCGGCAATCACAGGATGATCATGATAACAGTAGTATTGTGCGCCGCACTGAACCAATGAAATTGCAAGTAGAATAAGAACAATGAGGTAGGACACTGCGCGTTTCATGACTTTACTAACCAAAGCAGATTACGTGGTTGGATTTTCTGTAATATGCTGAGTTTTTCCTTTCGCACATTGCGCGGGTTGATATCAATGAGAGTTGCTAGGTCAAATTGCCAAGTTGCGCCGACCGTATCGAGTATGAGGCAATTGGTTTTTGCCTTTCCGGTAGTGGGATCAGTCCATGGTTGCTGTGTTGCCGGATCAATGCAAGGTCGTAAACCCCTCCCAATCATTTGAGTGAATAGTCCCGCTGATTGTGTGGCGCGGGCCAGGAGAATGCAACTCACCTGTGGGCAATCGAATCCCTCGGTAGCCACATTGACGTTGACCATTACTCTGATCTCGCCGGCGGCCAGCTGCTTGTAGATGAGTTTGCGGTCCTCGTATGGTGTCGTCCCTATGACCAAAGCAACTGGAACGTGGAGGCTCTCAAATGCGGCGGTGAGGTGATGAGCCTCCGCAATAGTCTGCGCGTAGGCGATGGTGATCCGATTCTGCGCCTTGCGCACCCATCCTTCCGCGGCCCGTTGAGCATTGCGCTGCAATAGTTGCTCCGCGGAAATGCGGCGGAAGCTGAATCGATCCCAGAATCGGTTGAGAGTGACGCGCCTGACAACGGGCTGCACTAGCAACTTCTGGCGGAATGCCCAGTCATAGGAGATCACATCAGCAACCGACTGGAACAGACCATCGAAAGATTGTCCGTCAGTGCGGCTGAGAGTGGCGGTGACGCCAAGCAGTCTGGTGCGCCGGCCGTCAAAACAACCAGCCCATTGCGCGATGTCCAGGTATGAGTCAGTCATGCTGTGTTGGCACTCATCAATGATGACCAGCGTGGGCTGCCAGTTGAGCGCGGCTCGACGTTTCGGCCGGCACAAAGTCTGGACGGAGGCCACCACGATTGAGTGGTCGGTATCGCTGCGGTTTCCCTGAATCCGCCCAACTGGCAGCGATGAGTAGTGGCTGATGCGCGTGATGATCTGATCCAGCAGTTCTACCCGATGGGCGAGGAACAGCACGCGCCCACCGCTGTCTACCTCATCCACGCAGAGCTTGGCGGTCGTGTCGTTTTTACCGGCACCTGTGGGATGAACAATCGCGGTCCGAACAATCCCGCTGGCCCACTCGGCTTGGATATGGGTGATGGCATTCTGTTGGTATGATCGCAGCTGGCGAGTGCTGGCGGCCATGACAGATCAGTTCTCCTGCGCGATGGCAATGGAGGTGGCATCGATCCATACCCGGCCGGTGCCCGCCATCGGCTCGATCTCGTAGCGGAGAGTGCCGTAACTGACCTTGGCATCTACGATCCGCATGAACACGGAGCACTCACCGCGAAAGAGCACAGCTCCGATTTTGCCGATGTTTTTGGTCATCTCAGCGGCGGTCATTGTCTCGGATCCTTCCCAAGCTGGCTGCTCATTGCCTGACATGAATGACGATAGCGGTTCGTGTACACCACGTCAAGACTACTTGCGAGGTAATTATCGGTCAGGTAGTCTTGGTCTTGCGAGCTCGCGGGGCAGCGGTTGCGGTGCGGCGAGCTGGCTTGCGGACTGGCCGGTAACCAAGCAGATACCACATGACGCAGATCAGCTGCAGGATCATCGCGAGCAACGTCATGTACCAATTCTGAGTCCACACAGAAAACGGGACTGCGATGTTGGCAACCATGTTGGCCTCGAACCACATTTGGGGCATCGCACGCCGCGTGGTGATCGATTTGTGGGCGGCTTTGATGATCTTGTGCATGACTGTCGCTCCCGCTCGAACCGCTGGCGGCTACCGCATAGGCGTTGGCGGTGATCTGACCCCCCTTACCTGCCAGGGGCACTACACCCTTCCAACACCTCAAACAGTACCCTTGCCAACCACACCATGTCAAGGGGTATGATGAGGTAATGTCAGACATCATCGCCTCGCATGTTCTCAGGCAGGTTGCGCAGCGCGCGAGCTCCACCCAAGATCGAGATCAGCCGGGCCTCCCAACGCATCTTCTTGCCCGTGCCTCCGCAACTGCCGATGCCGAGCAGAGCGCCAGGGCAGAACTCACCGAAGTGCTCGCCCCTCCCATCCCAGCTACGGCCTTTGTCGCAGTGCTTACAGGGCACGATCGGGCGCCGGGTCACGTCCACCCACCACACCACTACGGCGGCCGGCGCAAGCAGCACGACGTGTGCCACGAACGCCATGTGCCAGGTCAGCGACAGTGCCGCAATGATCACCAGCACGAACATCAGCAAGATAGTCATCCTCGATCACCCAACCCCTTGCGGGTCCGCAGTGTGCAAGGGCCAGTGTGCCCCACTACAAAGATCAACTGTGTAGGACCCTTGCCCGTTACAATCATGATCAAATGCTACGCAGGCACTACACATGATCAAGCTCTGACCTGCGAAAACGGGACAGGCCACTACAGGCACTACAGGTACGTAGCGTGCTCTAACCGGCATAGCCACCCGTCCTATGAATAATGTCCTGAATGGTTCTCGTACTTACTTTATGGCGTTTTGCTAATCCTCTCATACTGATTAGGCCATAGGCATAACTACGTCTGATGCCTGCCTGCTGGGCACCAGTGAATCGCAGAGTATGATTGCCCTGCCGGCCTTTTGCGATACAATCTTCTACGTTATCTTTATTCGTACCCGACCAAAGACACAGAGGATTGCAACATGGCGGATTATCACAATGATGCAGTGCATGCAGCTCGTTAAGCGGATGCTGTATTTTTAACAAAAGTGCCACACGGTGCGCACGTAGTATGCAGTGTATATTTGGTAGTCGAAAGGTTCCGTAGCCATCACCACTGCATCCCATGAGCCAAGGCCAGCACTCATCAGGTGATCTGACATCTACCCGATCCCAGAACCAATACGGGTCAAGTGTGTCTAATATCAGCTGGTCACGGATACCCGTGAGTAACAGGCTCACGGCGAGCTCTCCAGTGCTTTGATAGCCGCGGCAACGTCTTCCCGGTGATAGCACTGCAACGGTTTCTTATTGACCTGGCAGCGACCGCTGTGAGCTTTCACAACCACTGTGGGAGACTCTTTAGATAGTGCTGTTGCCAGCGAGACCTGCGTCCACTTATCCCCTTGCTCATTGGCGTACTTCACAACCAGCGCGCTGGATAGGATAGAGGCACCATAATGGCGTAATGCCATTTCCACCGCGGTAAGAGCCGGCGGCACTTCCTCGGCATCTATGTAACCTACCGGGGCAGTATGAGACTCAATCGGCAGCATTGGGCGGTTACCTTGCTGTGCCCATTCAGCTTCCCGGCGGATCGCCCTCGCCTTAACCTTGAACGGCCAGTAGCTGCGCACAAAGTCGGAACCGAAACCAGGGCCATCAACAATCGCCATGCCGGCATCATTGATATTGTGCTCATCCGCTGGTTGCAGTAGGTGTGGTGCATAACCCTGATCACGTTTGTCTTTACCGAGCAGATCTACGGTATCCCGCTCTGTGCACGGACCGATAATTTTGACGTTGGCTTGCTTGTAGATAACCGATGATCCCCAATCCTCATTACCGGATGCCTGGCAGGCCAATACCAGTGACACCCCCAACCCGGATCCGGTCCGCATAATGGTCTCGACCATATCTAGCAGATTTGGCTTGCTGTCTTGGTGAACTTTGGTTCCATCATATTTCGCGATCCACGGGAATTCATCGAGGACGCACACGATGGCTGGCCCCAGTGTGGGATTCCATTTGTCAACATCGTTGCTGGGATCATCATCTGAGTTGATATCTTTGAGCATCCGGTCACGCTGCTGAATCTGCCCGATCAACCATTCCAGCAACTCAGTCAGTTGGTTCACATTCTCGGCTTTTTTGTAGATTACCGAACGCCAGGCATCAAAAATTGAAGATTTGATCAATGCCCCTGCGCAGGTAACCACATCACTGGTAGCCGACAATCTGTCAATGACAGTAGACAGAGTTACGGACTTCCCGCCACGAGTACGGCTGACCAACAGAACATTGCGCATCACCAGCACGAGCTCATAGGGGCAGCTGGGATCGATAGACAGCCCCAGATCAAGCGGATCCCAACCAGACACCGTGCCTGCCGGGATCCACGGAGCTTCCGGCACATTCGCCAGCGGGTTGCCTGTAGAGACCACCAGTGTCTGCAGCGCTGCGTTTTCGGGATCAATCACTATCCTGATGGCGCGGTCTGGCGCGTAGATGCGTTTCTCGAGAGCGCGCAACAGCTCAGGCTTGATCGCTATTGCGGTGACTAGATCGATGTAGTAGGCGTGGCGCTGCGGAGCAAACCGCACCGTGGCTACGGTGATGGCATTGTCTAGCCCTTCCTCCTCTAGGAAGATTTTTATCTCGCGCTTGAGAGCAGAGGTGGGCATGCCATTTTTCAGCGGTACCGGGGTGTGCGGGGGTGCCTCAGATTTGGGCTTCCCCTGGCGACCGATCACATCGAGCAGCGCGGCCAGCCCGATGCCGGCGAGCGCGCCGTAGGACGGGTAGTAGATCCCCAACCACAAGCCCAGAATGGACACCGCCCCCAGGGCTGCCCAGAGCACCGCACCACGCCGGGACCGCACATTGACGTGACGTTCAGCACCCCGGTAGGCATGCGTCGTCCCCACGGCCACCGCGGCGGCTCTTTCGTGGTTGATCGCAATCGACCACGCGTAAAGCCCATCGATGACCCGCAGCCCGCCGGACCACACGTAGCGGATCTCGCCCAGCGCACCGAAAATCCCCCGGCCAGCCCAGTAGATGATCGCCTTAGGGATCCTGTACCAGGGATCCACTGCATATTGGATGCTTGCCCAGAGCCGGTGCTTGTCGAGGATCAACGTGTGTGCCTCAGCCTTGCGCAGCCACCCAGGGATGTAGGGCTCCGCTGCGCCCGACTGCCGCGCCGCGTGCATCGGCACGAGCTCACGGGATGACTCGGATGAGTGATCATTGCGGAGCGTCATGGCATATCCGGTTGGGTCGGGGGCACGTGTCTCGGTAGTCTATAGCCATGATTCACGTCTGTGAATCCAGACTGTAAATCACGAGCGGAGACCGACATGCCTCCTACGCCACGGCGACCGGCCAGCCCGGTGCCCTACCGACCTGCCACACCGGCTGCCCAGCCGCCCGCGCCGGCATCGCCGGCATCGATCACTGACGACACACTGCCGGCTAACACCATCGAGGCTGACCAGATATACGCAGAGGGCATCACCGCGGCAGACGCGCTGGCTACCGTGCTGGGTGACCGGGTGACCGGCGTGCACCAAACCGACTGCAAGGCAGCCATGGCGGTTATTGATGAGTGGCTGGCCAACATTCCGCTCTGGCGGTCGCTGATCTTGCACTTGATGTTCAATGATTACGCGCACCGGGGAGATCAACCAGAGTCTGACCGGTGGATGTGGGTAGCCCACCAGCTGCGCAAGCCCAAGGCCACCGTGCACAAGTACGCGCACGCAGTGGAGTCTTACAGTGCCATCGGCAGCGAGGGCCAGTAATAGGGGCAGGCCTCGCGCTCACTGTGGGGGGAAGTGCGAGGCCTGCCGGGCAGACGGTACCAACCCAATACCGCGTGCCGGTCTGCCAGGGACACCGGAGATGTCAGGCAACGTATCCACACAGACAGACGCGCTTGAGTCTAGTCAGCCCAGCGCAACCGTGTACACAAGCAATTTGACAAACAACCATCAGCGGGTCCATAGTCGCGGGCGCGCGCCGCGCACAAACATCCCGCGGTGAAAACAGACCATCCGATAGCAGGAGGAACCATCTATGGGTACCAAGACTGTACGGTTTGATGACCTCGACCAGACTGAGCACTCTGATGCCGCGCCCGTGACCACGCACAGCATCGAGCTGGACGGCACCACGTATGAGATCGATCTGACGGACACCAACTTTGGTGGCCTCAGCACCGCGCTGGCGCCGTATGTGGAAGCTGCCCGCAAGGCCACTAGTGCCCCGGCTCGTGGCGTTGGGCGACCCAGGACGGTGACGGCCAGCGGCGCCGCGCCAGCCCGCGCGGTTACCCGGGCAGACCGTGAGCAGAATGCGGCAATCCGGGCTTGGGCCACTAACCACGGCTACCCTGTGAGCGACCGCGGACGCATTCCTCTGGGTGTGCTCGATGCGTACAACCTTGGCGGCGACGCTGGAGTACAGGCACTGCAGGCACTGCTCACAGCATCCCCGGTGCAGGAGGCGCCGGCCCCCGATACCAACGGGCAGGCCACCGCACCTAAGGCCACCTCTACCAAGGCCACCATTCCTGAGCCAGCAGGCGTGTGACGTGGTCTAAGTGGGTGGCAGGAAGATCCGGCTGCAGGGTGCTCGATGCCCGGGCCGGATTTTCTTTGCCCTCACCTCACAAGATGTCTTGACATGGTACGGGCTGGCCGGTAGCGTAGCTCGTAACACACCAACCAGGGGAGGCCCCGCAATGTGTGTCACCTTTTACCCCGGCCAGGCCACCGCTGAGGGCTGGGAGATCCGTCTGGGTGGCCACGCCCGGCATCATGAGGTCAACCTTGCCAACACCAATGCAGTTCGCCTGCTGGGTGTGCTGGGATTGCCTCTTGATGATGAGGAGGGCTGCGTGGGCTATGCACCTGCCGGCGACTTTCTAGGGTGTGTCTTGCTCGCGCTGGCAATAGCTCCCCGCGATGAGGCTATGCCTGCCTACCAGATGACACCAGAGGAATTGTCACCGACCCTGGCAATGCTGGTTGGTGGTGGTGGCGCCGCGGTGTGGCATGGCCCGCGCCGGGAGGGTTACCTGCAAGAAAAACTCGAACTGCTGGAGACGCTGGCACGGTTCTGTGTTGAGCAGGACTACGCGGTGCTCTGGGCATAGCAACACACCACGCAAAAACCCTTGACATGGTATGAGCCGGTCGGTAATGTCAGTGGTGTCAGGACGACAACACCACCCAGACCAGCAGGAGATGAGCGCAGTGGCTATCCACATCTGCGGAGGCACCTACAGCGGCAACAAACTGTGCACCAGCGAGGTCGCCAACAGTTACCAGCCCTGCCCCAACCTCATCGAGAGCTGGACGGGATGCGTCATCTACACAGGTGAGCATAACTGGCACGATGACTCAGATTTTTACGCGCTGGTTTGGGATGAGCAGAGCCAGAGCGTCCGCGAGATTGAGTATGCCAGTACTCGCGGTTGGACTTACCACAATGGCGCTAAGGTAGATGCGGATGCTGACACCATGGCCAAGGCTCAAGAATACCTCGCGCGCCAACGGGCAGCTGCCGATGTAAAGCTCGCGCGCATCAAGTCCAGCGAGCCCGCTATCGGTAAAGAGGTCCGCTCGCTGACCACCCGCGGCAAGAATGCCGGCGTAGTGGGCATCATCCGTAGCATCGAGGCCAGCAAATACCGCCACGGCGCCAAGGTCGCTGTAGTCGAGGTAGCCGGAGAAAACCAGCGCCGATACATTGATCTTGACCGGGTGCAGGTTATCAACCCTGACCAGTACCTCATCAGCTGAAAGGGTCGCCGGCCAGCTCATACCCTACAAAATCTCTTGACATGGTATGAGCCGGCCGGTAGCGTAAGCAGTGTCAGGCAAGCAATGATTCCAGCCGGGAGGCATCCGATGAGCGAGGAACTGACAGACACGCAGTATGAGCTGTCCGATGTCATCGGCAATATCTTGGATACCACACCTGAGACAAGCTGGACACCATCAGCACTGGCACGCAAGGCCAACATCAGCACTAACGAGGCTCGCATCATCCTGCAGTGGTTGGTTACTCACCACATGGCGCTGGCTGTAGGCAATGGCGCATGGACCCGCTACTCACACCGACCTCTGCATACCCCCATCAGCTAGACAAACTGCCAGGAGGGCACCATGCTCAGTAACGATCTGGCCGCCCGAGTGGCGGTGTATCAAGCGGCTACCGGCCATACGCACGAGCAGGCCATTGAGCGGTTGCTTGATATCGCGCTGGTCACGTGGGAGACCGACCCCTATTACATGCCAGAGCGCGTGTGCGGCCGGGTGCGCCCAGTCCACACCGGTTAACCATCCGATCATCAGACTCGCCTCAGTTACAGGAGATCACTGTGTCAGAAAAATATGTTTGGTCAGAGCTACCCGAGTGGATCCAAGAGCGGATCAGGAATAGTGCCGTCTCGCAGCTGTCAGAACCCACGCGCACCCCGCGGGTGTGTCCGGTCTGCATGGCTGATTCGATGGTAGACAGTGAGGCCAAGTACCGGCAGTTCATGGCAGGCACAGAGGCTACCCCCGGACGGGATTACGACTGCCCGGAATGTGGTGCTGTTTGGTCGGAGCCGCTGGTATCGGAGCTGGCATCGTTTCAGTCCATCGATTGGAGCCAGCCTCAGCCAGCCGGTGTCTATCGCTGTCAGGAAGGCTGGAGTGACGACAGCGCCACTCAGTACGGCTGTAATGAGCGCGGGATAACCGAATGTTCAGACGGCAACCTACGGTGCACCGACCACGCTTTGATTTTCGAGCTTATCGGGATCCGCCAGGTGATGAGCCTGAAAACTGATCATGACATTGAGCAGACCTTTGAGACTCATCACCGGATGGAGCGGCTGGTTGACGCAGTTGAGGAAGTAAGCACTGCGCTCTGGGAGATCAACTACTCTCATATGTCATTGAGTCGCAAGGTTTGGTATCGGCTCCGCGGGTGGCTGCATGAGCACCGCGTACGACGGACAAACCGCAACAGCTGACCAAAGAGACACCCCTCAGCTGAGCAGAAAGGGAAGGAGGTACTGATCATGGATTGGCGCCACAAGGCAGAATGCCGGACAGAGGATCCTGAGCTGTTTTTCCCGGCCGGTACCTCTGGCCCAGCACTTGCTCAGATCGCTGAAGCTAAGACAGTGTGCCGGCGGTGCCCGGTGCGCCAGGCATGTCTGGAGTGGGCTCTCACGTCCGGCCAGGATGCCGGGATTTGGGGAGGCCACCCAGACGGATCTCCCAGCCGCCATAATGTCCGTACCGGGCACCGCAACAGTGCCTAGCGAGGGGAGGTGAAACACAGTGGTTGATCCTGATAAGAAAGATGATGGATATGACGGTGAACTCATCGAGTGGTAAGGGGAGGTGAAGACATGGGGGTACGTGGACCGCAGCATATGAGCGGCTGGTTGAGCTGAAAGATTCGGGTGCAACCACAGAGGAAGTTGAGCAGGCAGCCGGTGTCGAGCTTGACCAGTTGCTGCAGGAGTAAGCCCGGCAGATGCCCGGTGCGTCATTTGACAGAATAGCGCACCGGGCGTCACCACCCAGCACAAAGGTTTGGAGAGTAGAGGATGAGAATCTTTGATCGATTGGCTGAAAGTCGAGAACTAAATCGTGATGCTTCCGACTGGATTGCTAGTGACGGAGTAACTAACAGCACTGATGATCCGCCGGCTGAGACCAACTGGTCTAGGTCAAGAGATGCTGAGGATGTTTAGGATGAGTCACCAAGAGCGAACGGAGATCCCCTGGCGGGACATTGAGGCTGTTGCGGTGTACGTGCAGGAAACACCGGGTGCCCGTTACATGGAAGTATGGGCAGAGGCTGAGCGTGTACACGCTTGGGTGCGCGCTAATGAGCCCAACGAAACAGAGTGTAGTGATGCCGAACAGTCTCAGGATTTCCCCTACGGCACGCTGGTTGCTCGACAGATGGGTCCGCTGCATACGGGTCAGGTGATCGAGCCGACCGATGCAGACAGAGAGCGTGGTGCACATATCCACGGAGCGGGCTCGCATCTAGGGCTTAAAGTGTTCGTCCAGTGGCGCTCGCTACGCAGTTGGGAGTATGCCAAAGATCTGCGCCGGGTGCCGTGATGGTGCACCGTCAGGGGAAGGAAGGGGGGAAGTCCGGCCGGCCGAATGAGTGGCCGCGGTGCCGAGCTCAGGATTGCTGGCACCGGGTACCGCCGGCAGCTATCCACCACAATCCCCGATGTCTGCGCGCCGGCCCGTACCCGGCATTGATCCAAGCCGCACGGCATCATCCCGGCCCGTGCTGCCCAGGCGCTTGCCCCCGGTGTGATACTTGCTTAGATCGCATCGCTGGTTGGTGTGCACGCTGCCGAATGTGCATCACGTGCTGCCCAGGCCACGGCAAAGACGGTGAAGACGAAACGGGAGGGCAGTAGGAGTGGATGAGCTAGACAGTGAGACTCAGGGATTGCGTGATCTGTTGGTAGAGTTTGTCCGGGATCACGCGACATTATCCGAATTACTGGAAATTGCACAGCTGGCGGAACCGCGAGTGACTAACGTGATCCGCATGCACACGAGCAAGACGGGAGAGTAGTAATGGCGGCTGACGACAGCATGGACAGTGAGACGCGGGCGCGCATGGTCATTGCGGCAGCCACGCGGGCGATGCTGGGTGCTCAGCCGGCACCAGTTGAGCTGTGCGAGGAACTACACGCCGCGGTGATGGCTGCGTACAACGTGCTGGGCAAGGCCCTCTACAAATTTGAGAGCCGAGTTGACCGTGCGGACGTGCGCAACCAGCGTGCCCGGCTCAAGGCTCTAGCCAGGCAGCTAGAATCCCACCACATGCGCCCGCGGGTGGCGCGGTTTGCCCAACGGGGGGATACCTGATGCTAGGCCGGATCAGCGCGATGCACTGCGCACGGTACTGTTTGGTGTTGTTGCTCATCTACGTTACTTATACGATCGCAATAGTGGAGGTAGTAGCGTGACCGACGCAGCACCAATAGATAATGGTACCGAGCACACCAGCCGCACCCGCCGGCTAATGGGTGTGGCGCACATCGCTGGTCTGTTCGGCGTCAGTCCGGTGACAGTCAATCGCTGGATTTGGGGAGCGGAGCACGGTGAGCTGCCCACATTCCCAGCACCAGACGTAGTGATCCCCACTGCCAACAGCGACGTGATGATCCGTGGCTGGGAGCCCTCCCGTGAGCGCGAGATCCGAGAGTGGAAGGCCAGCCTGCCCGGCCGCAACTGGCGCAAGGGCCTGACCGGTGAGCGGCGGTACACCACCATGCAGCACATCGGCAAGCGCGCCGGCCGCTCACACAAAGAGGAGTCAGCGTGAACATTTCCGGGGATACGACATGCGTGTGCGGTGATGTGTTTGACGAACATGATGCCGATGGAGAATGCACCGTAGAGAACTGCATGTGTTTCTATTTTGAGGAGGATCCGGGCAACGATGAGTGAGCCGACTGTAGTGCCTAAGGCTGTTCGTGAGCCGGTGCACCAGACGTACATCATCGCCAGCGCATCAGGCGATTTCCACGCGGTGCGTTGCGATGACTGCCCGGACTGGGAGAGCCCTGAGTTCGATGGCCGGCGCTACCTTGCCGAGATGGCAGCAACCGAGCACCAGCGCGCCATGGCCAACTGGCCGGGAACCGTGCCCTCACCGGCTATCGTGCCGGCCGCTACTACTGAGGAGTCTGCGTCATGAGTTTGCGGCGACCATCGCATCTACGCGTGTCCGGCCGGCAAGCACCGGAAACGGCCGGCAGCCCGTGTTGCCAGGCCAACATCATTGACCGGCAAAAGCTGTTGTCTGGCGGGGTGTACCGGGCCTGCTCTGAGTGCGGGCAACCCGTCTGATAATGATCTTAGCGTTGGCTTAGCGGGATCTTAGATCGAGCTCGTGTACACGCGTTGCTCCGTTTTCCTCATCCTCGAACAGCCGCGCGAGCTCGGATGACTAGCGCTTTCTCGGTTGCGGTGAGGATGCCGTCTTGCAGGCCTGCTGGCGGGGTGTAGCGCCAGGAGTGACCCGGGCATCGGCAGAACCACAGCACATCAGCACTGGGCAGCACGTAGGCGCTACTGCGCCGGTATTCACACCACCTGCAGTACCGGCGCTCGATGCAACAGCTCAGCTGCCGCTCAGAGGCCACGGTCGGGCAGTGGCAGTGTATGCACCGGGGCCAGGCCACCGCACGTGAATTCTGTGCAGGGATCTTGCGGTGCCGTAGTGGGTATCGCGTAGCCGATCAGAGCTGCCGCGCTCACCGCAGCGATGCAGCCGGCCAGGCCAATCAGGCGTCTCATCACGAGCCCAGAGCCTACGGCAACCGCGCAACAATCCGCTGCCAAGGTCACGCCAAGGCGGTTGTGCCTGCTCAGAGCTCCCCTAAAAAATCATGATGAGATCTCGTGTACACCCTTGCATACCTCGCATGGACCTAGTAACGTGGTGTTTGTCAGGCAAGAGAAAACCTGGCAGAAACCGCCAGGCACGCCCGCCCAGAAAGGTCAGTCAGATGACCAGCGCAGCCAACAACAACACCGAAACGGACCTCAGCCCCACCCGCGAGCGCTGGCTAGAGCAGGCCATTGAGACTTACTTCCGCTCTCGGTTCGAGCAGGTCGGTTTCCCCATCCCGGCCCGCTTCCACGTGAGCGTGGGATTCGGCTACGGCGCCAAGCGCGAGAATGCCAAATTACTTGGCCAGTGCTGGTCACGGATCCAGAGCGCCGATGGTGTCAACCACATCTTTATCTCCCCGGAAATTGACGACACCATGGAGGTGCTACGCACGCTAGGCCACGAGCTCATCCACAGTGCCCTAGATTCCGATGAGGGCATTATGGACGGCCACACCAAGCGCTTTGCCGAGATCGCCACCCGGCTGGGCTTTAACGGACCGATGACCCAAACGCCAGCCAGCATCGAGCTGCAAGCCGACCTGATCACCGTGGCTGCCGCACTGGGCGAGTACCCTCACGGCGCGCTGCGGGTGGATGTCCCGGCCCGGGTGACCACGAAAGATCCGGCCTACACAGGTGGCGGGCGCGTCCACACCGGCCCCCCGCGCCAGAGCAACCGTCACGTCAAGTGTGAGTGCCCGTGCTGCGGTTACACGGTGCGCACCACGCACAAGTGGATTGCTGTAGGTGCGCCGCGGTGCCCTGCTGGTACTGAAATGGTCCCTGAGCTCTGATTGATCCGCCCCGGTGAGAGCTCGCCATCTCACCGGGGCATCCCCTCCCAACCCAGAAAGTGAGAGCAGTATGAGTGAGCAGACCGCCTGCATTGGTCAGGCCAAGATCTACAGCGAACACGTTGTGCATATTAACATCACAGACATAGCGCCAATGGCCGTGCCATACCTCAGTGGTGAGTTTCAACCAGACCGCGTCATTATCATCTACCGGAAACCGCCGGATAAGCAGCACTGGCATTGCGGAAGTGCTCAGGTAGCGGGATACAAATTGAAAAAAGATGGCACACCCGGCGTTCATCGCGCTAGGTGGACCTGTGATGCCTATGCAGGGGACAACCCTGATTGGCTAAATGCGCTGATCAATGACTACCACCCAGACTATGCACCTGAGCTCTACCAGTAAGGGAAGTCAGCATGACCGCCGTGACTGCATATCCGATATCCATCTACGATGAGCGCCGGCTCGCCATGACTCTGGTTGATGCGGAAACTTTACCAGTGCAGGGTGCATCTGGTCGGTTTCTGCCGGAGGGCATCATCCTGCTCTACGGCAAGCCCAGCAACCAATCCTGGCAATTGGTACGTGTGGAGGTGTACGGGCCTAAACTAAAAACCGGCGGTGTTCTTTCGGCCGTCCGGGGCAGTCATTGCTGGTATCCGCCCGACACCAAGCCCGAATGGCTACAATCCATCATTGACATCTACCTACCCGGAACAGGAGAGTAGAACAATGGTAGCGACCAAGTACACAGTGTCCTACACTGAGGTGACTATGCAGCCCTACGCCGAGTGCCAGCAGGAGGGATGCTCATGGGAGCTGGACTACAGCAAAGACACCACCGTAGCGAAGTGCAAGGCACACGTAGCCGAAACCGGCCACAAGGTCCGACGCGTCAAAGAGACAATCGCGGTTTACTACCCCGTTTCGCTGTAGTTTAACTACTAAACCCCCCTCACGACTCGCCACGTCAAGGAGACAAAGCAATGACTAGCGCCACCGCTTCGACCACGCCCTCGCCCTTTCTGGTGGTGTGCAGCCATGCCGACCACCCGGCCCATGCGTGGATCATCGATGCCGAGAGTTCAGAGGTAGCCATCTCCATAGGCCGCTACCGCTACCAGACCGCAACCGATGAACTGGCTCCCGAAAGCATCGAGGCCAGCGCGATTGCCTACGCTGATCTGCCCGAGATCATGTTTGGAGGCGCACGCGTCTGAGTCCGTGCACGCCAAAATGGCCCCCTATCCACTCCCGCACACAGGAGAGATAGGGGGCCATTTTGGATTGAGAGAAACCACCAGAGTGAGAACTTGCGCGGTGCCTCACCGTGGCGGGGTTGAGCTTACAGCACGAGCCAGAGCACCGCACGGGTGCATACCGCTACCAGGGTCAGGCAGCTCAGGGCTAGTGCCATCCGGCGCCGGCCTTGGCGGGAACGCTGCCGCGCACTGTCTGCACGTGCAACCGCAAATTCCATTGCACTGCGCAGCGCGGGATCAGACATCAGTGCCCAGGTGATCACCAATGCGCACGGGGGACCGGTACCGCTACGGCGACGCCGGGGGTTTTGCGCTGCAGCACGATCGGGCACACCCGGACGGTATCGGCAGGGTTAGTAGCAGGTAAGAGGCGCAGCGTAATGCACCCGTTGGGGAGGTATCTGGCCACGCCGCGGTGATGCGGCGCGCTAGAGAGGGACACCGGCCGCCATGGCAGTCCGGGGGTCAGGGTCGGGCCGGCACTGGGTGTGATCCGCGCTCAGCTCGTAAGTCCACTCGATCTCGCCCGCGCAAATCGCCTCGACTGCAGCGACCAGCGCGTCAACATCCTCACCTGTGGTGCCCAGGCCAATCGACCCACGCACTACACCCGGCAATCGCTGGTCGCCTGCCGCCTTGGCAGCTCCCAAGGTGCGGGCGGTGATGTCATCGATGCCCAGCAGTTTGGTCACCAGTGGATGGGCACACAGACAGCCGTGGCGCACGCCGGCCGCCCACTCAGCTGACAGCACGGTAGCGAACTTGGCATAGCCCACTTGCTGCGCTGTCCAGCACGACACACCCAGCCGAGAGACCTCACCCGCCGGCCACATTCGGTGCAGGGTCAACCCGTCCACCTTGGCTAGGCGAGCTTCTAGCCGGCGGTGCAGCTGCGTCTCTGTGACCTCTAGCCGGGCCATGCCGGCGTGGGTGAGGATCCGGCAGGCCTCACCCAGGGCCACTGCACCAATGAGGTTGGGTGAGCCGGCCTCCTGGCGGTCGGGCAGCGACGTCCAGAAAACCTCATCGAGGTGCACGTAATCAACTGCCCCGCCACCGCGGAGCATCGGCGCGCCGGTCTCCAGCCACATGGCATAGCCGACCAGCGCCCCGCAGCCGAATGGTGCGTAGAGCTTGCCGCCGGAAAACGCCACGAAATCAATGCCCCATTGCTCCATGTCAAGCTGCCGGTGCGGGGCCATCTGGGCAGCATCAAGCACCGTCTTGGTACCCACCGCGCGGCACATCGCAGCAATCTCGCGGTAGGGCCAGATCTCGCCGGTTACGTTGCTGGCCGCGGTGATGGCGACCAAGTCCACTTGGTAGTGGCGCAGCACGTGGGCGAGGTCGGCTAGCGCATCGGCCGGGTGCGCAGGGATGGGCAGCACGTGATGGTGTGCACGCTGCATGCTCAGCAGTGGCGCGTGATGGTCGCTGGCCCAGGAGACCACCCGGGCGCCGGCCGGCAGCGAGTGGGCGAGCAGGTTAAGCGCATCCGTGGTGTTGCGCGTGAAGATCACGCAGGTGTCCGGCGCCGCGCCTGCGAAGTTGCGGACATGCACCCGGGCTTTTTCGTAGAGCTCCGTGCAGACCTGCGACTTATAGCCGGCGCCGCGGTGCACGCTGGAATACCAGGGCAGCAACTTCTGCACTGCGATCCAGACCGCGGCCAGGCACGGGGTACCAGCGGCATAGTCGAAATTGAGGTACCGCAAGTATTTGCCGGTGACCAGCGGGACGCGGGTGTCATCCCCGATAAGCGCTAGTTGATCATTCACAAAGTGCCCTAGCTGTTGTGTCTGCGATGCCGTGACGGTTTACGTCCGTCCGGCCGGATCACTGATAGCGCCAGCACGCTGCACAGTAGCAAAACACCGGCTAAACGGGCTGGTGCCGTGTAGATGCGTTCAGTGGCACCCGATGCCAACAGCACGGCGCCTACTGCCGCCACCGTGGCCACCAGCACCATTTTCCACCGCAGCCAGGATGGCCACTCGGTGCGGTAGATCTGCGCCAGCACAAACCCGCTGATGGCCGTGGCCGCGACGCACGGCTCTAGCACCCAGCACGTCAGGACTGCGAGTAGCTGGTTGATCGAGGCGATTGCGGCCGCATCCACGGGCCAGGCGAGCAAGCCCAGATCCAGTGCCAGCGCGCCGGCCACCACACCGATCCAGCCGACCATGCCCAGCAGATGGATGGTCAGCCAGATCGAGCGCTGGCGCCTGTTCACCGGACACAACAGCGGCATGCATCTAGCCGGTAACGGGCAGGTGGTACTCCACAATGCTCTGTCCCGCTGCAGGCGGCTGGCCCGGAATGATGGCGGTTTGCGTTTGCAACGGGCCGGCTGTCACAGGACACGTGTACACGTCGCCCAACACGGCTATCACCGCACCCGGTGAGCAGTGCGAGCCGCCAGGCACCAGACCAATGCCGTTGGCACCCGAGTCCGGGCCACTACCGGTGCCGGGGGAGACCACTGGCCCCAATGGGCCGAGTACCCCCGCGTCGCCTCCGCTGGTTGAGTTGCCGCCGGCTTGGTTCGGGCCGGTTTGTGGTGGTGTCTGGGCAGGAGGGGTAGGTGGCGGTGGCGTGGCGGTAGCTGGCGGGGGTGCCGGCGCTGCGGGGACAGGTGCTGCCGGCGCGGGTCGATTGCGGCCGAGTAACCGATCGAGGATTGTGCGCCGCGGTGCGGGTGCCGGCGCTGCAGGTGGTGCTGGTGCAGGGGCAGCTTGTGGCGCAATGGCCGTAGGGTCGGGAACGCAAAACAGGCTTGATGCGGGCAGGAAATAGCCATCAGCGCACGGTGGTGCAGCAGTGGCACTGGGTGTAGCAGTGAGCAGGCAGCCGGTAGCCACCGCTGCGATCAGGCCTGAGCTGGCAAGACGTTGCATGTGGGTGAGCACACTCCCTCAGTTGGTGGATTACTCCCTGCCCCGGGTAACGACTGTCCGTGTGCGGGGATGCGATTGCGCGTGCATGGTGAAGATCGGACTGCTACGCTCGCGCTCGCCTCTTGGCACCCCTCCCAAGTGGCGCGGCAGCCCGGCCCTGGCATCCCTACTCACGATGCGCGACACCCCGCCAGGATCGGACTGTGAGCAGGGCAGCTCCCCCGCACCGGCCGGTCGTGCGCCATCCCCGCGCAGATCACTCCCGGAATACCGACCGGCCGGTGCACCACACACCTACCCCGTGACCCTGGCAGTGCGTGCCAGGGGTATCAGCCCAGAGACCTACTCAATGGGCGAAACCACTTTACGTCCCTGAGTGGCCACTACGTGCGCGGCACCCATTGCGCCGATGCCACCCAGTACCGGGCCGATAGCACTCATCAGAATATCGGCCGAACTGAGACCTTTGTTCAGGAAACCGCCGGTTTTCGAGCTCACCGCACCCAGGTTGGTAGCCACGCCGACCGCAACGGTAGCCAGCCCAATAACCGGGCCGATCAGCCGGGACAGCTCAAGCAACGGCTCTGGGCGAGTGGAACCATTAGCACTGGTCATTGTCTCGATGCCTCCTGTTTCTGTGGGTAATTCATCTTTCATCTTGTCGAAGATAGACACTGTGGATACTCCCTATGCCGATCGACCAACCGGAACACAACCCTCACCCGGCGCCGCATAATTAAATGTGATGCCAACGGCGCCGTGCGGAGCGACCCATGGCCCGAGAACACTCACCGGACCGTGCGCGGCTACTGCCCGGCCACCACCACTGGTATACGGTGTGGCATCGCCCTCATGGACCGGCTCGAAATTACCGCCCGGCATTTTCCAGCTGGCGATACCGAGGTAAGCCCGGTTGGTGTCTGCAGTCCGGCCGCCCCAGTCCTGGCAGCCGAATGCGATAGCGCAGTCACCCTCCCAGCCGCCGGCTGCATCGAAATAGACTGTGTAATTGCGCTGAGGCCAGGTACGCGGGTCTGAGTTGGGATCGGACGGCCGGTCAGTAGCCGGCAATCTTTCCATGTCGTGTAGAACCTCCCTAGTGCGTGAACGAATACCAAAGGTGGTCAGCAGAGTCTGCACCGTGTGCTGGTCGGCACGGTTGGCGTCACACGGACCGAATGGACTGCACGCGATGTTGTCGCCGTACTGGTGCGCCACCATTCCCGGATAAGTCGGTGTCGTACCGCCATAAGATGCCACCACCAAGGCCACACCTGGCGGCTTACTCGGCCACAGCGCATCAAGATCTCCCTTATTCCCGTAACCGATAACACGGCGCGGGTTGCCCAGCCAGTCCGACAGTTTCTTGTGCATGTTGTTGATGTTGGCGGAGTGGTTGCCCTCGATTTGGCCGCCCCACGATTCCACATCGATCATCACCACCAGCTGGTCAATAGGCTGACCAACCATGCCCATGCACGTATTGGCGGTCTGTTCCCAGTTCGGCCGGTACACACAATAGACAATGATGATATCGAGCCGGCCGGCTGTCAGTGCTTCCTTAGCCCATTCGTAGTTGTGCTCGAATGCGGGATCTTCATAGGTACCGTCATTGGCCCGGATAGCCAGCACCGGATGCGGGTATTCATCAGTGACGATAGGCTGGAAGTAGCTAACATCAGCCCACTGAACAGGCAATTGATATCCCTCCTACCCTATGCGCCTGGCGCGGTGTCGGGTGAGCCCACGGTCGGGCCGGTAGTGCCGGGCGCGGTATCGGTAGCCGGGATCTCGCCAGAGGGCATGCCGGCCGCTTGCGTGGTGGGCACATCGGCCGCCCCGCCTACCGCGGTGTTGGTCGGGCCGGTCAGATCAGGCGCGGCCGGTGCGCCGGTATCAGTCGGTGCGTCACTGCCGCTGACGGGTGCTGGCGCCGCATCGCCGGCTGCGCTGCCTTGCGCGGGGGTGCCGCCGCTTGAGCTCGTATCGCCGGCCGGTGCTGGTGTAGTGCCGGTATCCCCACCACCTGCAGTACTCGCATCACCGGTAGCGGCCGGCGGTGCTGCTTCGACATCCCCACCACTGCCCAGCGCGGACAACGGCACACCGACCTCTGCAGGGTTGTTGGGATCGCTGGCCAGGGTGTGCAGCGCAGTCTTGATGGTGTCGAGCTGGTCGGCCATCGCTGACATCTTGCCGAGCTCTGGCGCGATGTTGTCCATAGCAGCTGATACCGCTGCCTGATTACCGCTGGTGATAGCGCCCTGCAATGCGGCCAGTTTGTCAGCCACACTGCGAGTATCGCCGGCCATAGTGGTAATGGTGGTACTCACGCGGTTGGTAATGTCATTGATTTGGATAATGACGTCTTGCTCGGAAGCCATCGGGCTCTCCATTCTGCGGTGATGAGGTTGGGTGATTCATTGGAATGTGCACAAGAAAGTAGAAGTCAGGGACCATCACCACACGGGTTGCCGACTGGTATCGGATGTGAATTACGTAGTTTGTCGGTATCATCGAGTTTCTGTAAGTACGTGATATAAACTTGATCACGTACTGTCGGCATAATATCTCCACTGCGAAACGCAGAAATAAATACCCGTTGTGCCTGTGCCTCTTGATGTGCTGCGTCTAATTGTGCCTGCAGTGCGCTGCGATAAGTCTCGTTGAAATCACGCTGGCATACTACTGATTCTTCCAGTGAAACCGAATTTTCGTAGTTGAGTACGGCACCCAGCGCCACAATAACAAGGATGACTAACCCACCAATGGTGCGGATGTGCTGGCCGTCCGGCTTATTGAGCACCATCCCGCCGATATAGCCAGCGATGATACCGCCCACTGCCCAGGCGAAATTGATAAACAATCCTGAGCCCGCACCCATAATTGATCAGCCTCCCTGTGCTGAGTTGTCAGATTTTACGGGCGTTTTCTCTGGTGGTTTGGCTGAGTCAGCCTTGCGGGTCAAAGCGAGTGCACCACCTACCACGGCGCCGAACACGCCGTTGATGGAAGGATCAGGATGATAGTTGGCAACTATGAATTGGGCAAAAAAGTTGGCTACCCAGACAATTGAGATGAGCACAACAATAACATTGGACATGGATTTGGGGATCACCTGGATGCCGTCCTAGCAACCTCATCACCATCATAGTATTTCGACATTCCGTAAACGGCTGCCACGCATCCCAAAGCATTGAGTGCCAGTCGGTATGACGGGGTGTCACCCATGTGCACCGCCTCTGTGGTGACCGCTACCAAGATAAATGCAGCCAGCGCGTAAAAACGCATACGGTGATATCTCGTCTTGGCATGCGCTATCGCAGCGGGCATTTTTGATATAGTGATCAATCCGAGTAAAAAACAAATTACACGAATACTGTCAGCCAGTGTGAGCAATGGTGTAGCGAAGGGGGTTGATGGCCCATCCGGGGAGCACAACCACGGGCACACCCAGCTAGAAGTCATGCCGGGGTCTGGTGGTGGATTCGGTGGCGGGGTTAGTGCCATGAGCGCATGCATGAGATAAATGAGCATGGCGGCCTTCCTGCTCTAGTGGGTGATCTCCGTATCAGTTGTGGTTGGCCGGGTCACCTCGGTATCGGCGTGCGCCGGTTCGGTGAGCTCAGTAATGCCGGCGGCCGCGGTGGTGGTGAGCTCTGTCTGCGCGGTGGTGCTCGATGTGGTCAGGTAGACAACCCCGGCCGCCATGACGCGGGTCAATGCGATAGCCATGGGGCGCGGTGGCCAGCCTGGCAGGACGAAAGTACGAGTGCCGGCAATGCCGAGCACCGCAACCCCACGCACCGCAACCGCCTTGGCCGGCGTCACCCCGGCTGCGAATCCCGCCGTGGCCCGGGCAGTCAGGGTGACGGTTTTGCGCACCGTGGCCAATGCGGCAACCCCGGCAAACGCGCTGGTCGCCACGCTGACCGTCTTGCGTGGATTGCTCAGGGCTACCATGCCCACTGCAGGACGCAGCGTGGTCGGTGCTGACTTGGCATCAAGCACCCGGCCGATGGCTCCCAGCGAGCTGTAGGCAGCCACTACGGCCAGCTTGACGGGTCGGGCGGTGGCAGCGACGCCTATCAGGCTAAGGGCGTGCTGGGCACTGAATTTGGCCGCTCTGGCAGTGCCCAGCACGCTAACCGATGCCGCTACCGACACCGGGGATCGTTTGACGGTGAGCACCGTCACGGTCAGGCCGATGACCCCGCGCCCGCTCTCGATAGCTGATGGCGCGCTAGAGCGCAGCGCCACCAACCCGATAGGTGCGGAGTCGGTCACGATGGCGACCTTGCGCGGGGTGCTCAGCAAGGTCACGCCGGCCGCGGTGCGCAAGGTGGTCGGTGCTGCCTTGGCGACTATGGCCCGGGCTGTGACACCGCCGTAGGCGACAGCGATGACCGGGGTAGTACGTGCCAGCCCGGCTACCCGGGCGAGAATGCCAGCGGATGCAGTGGCCACCACCGCAGCGGTGCGCGACTCCGTTGCCCGGCCAACTGCCCCTACCGTGCCCGCGGCGCGGGTGGCAACCGTCTTGGTTTCGGTGACCCGGCTCGCGAGGCCCACCGCGGCGCGCACGGTGACGATGGCGTTTTTGATCGGGGTGACCAGCGCGGTGACACCCAGCAGTGCCCGGCCGCTCTCTGCTTGGGTTTGGATACTGCGGTAAGCCGATAGCCCAATCACCCCGCGAGCTGTTTGCGGAGCGTTTTTCTTAGCGCTGGCCAGGCCGACTGCGCCCAACGCTACCCGGCCGATTTGCGCACGGTTATCGCCACCCAGGCCAGGTTGGAGCTCAACAACGATAATGCCGTAGGTCTGCGTAGGTGCGGACATGCCGGCGGTTTTCGCGCCAGCGGTGCCTGAGTCGGGGTACCAGCCGCCCCAGACGGTGAATGCGCCACCACCTACCGTGCTGACATGGGTGAGCTCGGTAAATGTCCCGGGACCGGTGAGGTAGGTAGCCGCGGACGTTGACACATTCGCGTCAATGTCAACCATAAAAATAGCGGAATGGCTGACTGTAGTAGTCAAGCCGATCGAAGGGGCCACGCTGTTGTTCATCGCGGTAGCACTGGCACCGACCGCGCTCACTCCAGTGAACTGGTAGACAAAAAATCCCCACTGGGTATTGAACGGGTTAGCTGTAACTGCCGCGGTCATCGTGAAAGTCTGTGATGTTCCCGCAGTTGCTGACCATACCTGCAGCTGCCCGTTGGGGGATTGTGATTGCAGCGGAGTGTAGGTGAGACCACCGCCGGTTGGTGTAGCCCATACTTGGTTATTTGGGTCGCCGCTGACTTGGGTGATGATCAGGACATCGCCAGCAGTCACGGTGATTGACAATGTTTTTGGTGTCGTGCTTGTGGTGAACCCTGATGCATAGGTCGCGGGGTTGGTGACGACACCCAGACCGCTGCCCCGGGCGTGAGTAACCCGGGGAATTGTCCCGATGAGTGCCAGTGCTAATTGCGGGGCCACTTTGCGCGTAGCAGTGCGGGGCACAATACCCAACGCGGATACTGCCCCCGTAGGATGGTCATCACGAGCGGTCGCGACTGTCGCAGAGATACCTACCGGCATCCTGCCGAGACTGTTTACGGATTTATGCGGCAGTACACTACTGACGGCACCCAGCGGATTTACGATCTTAGCAACAGTTGCCTGTACTGGCGCAGCATAAGGAACTACACCTAGTACACTGAGTCCGCTCTCAACGGCGGTGGGCACCGCTGCGACTGCGGGTAGGATCTCTACAGCTGCTATGACATAAAATGCGTTGGCACTCCATGTGCCACCCAAGGTCACAGCACCTGGCGTTACTGTTTTGCTTATTGCCTTCCAAGCCTGCATGCTGACATTGTCGGTGCTATCCGGCACAGCCAGTATGTTGGCGGTATTACCGTTGAGTGCATAGGTTGCTGATGTGGTCGCATCGTCACTCACGCCATAAACCAGTGATCCGGCTTGGGTTGTGGTAATACTGACAGTGCCGGCGGTGTCTGAGGTAACTGAGTTATTCTTTGTTACGACCGTGGCAGCTGACTGATCAGGGTTGGCGCCCGAGAAAACCCGGGTAGCATTAAGAACACCACCGCCGGTAGCAGATGGCGTCAGTGTCGTTGTCATGGCACCGGGCGAGGTCGCTGTGTAGGCCCACCAGATCGCGACAACCCCGCCATTGTTGCTGGTGTTGGTTCCCGACACCATGGTAAGCAAGTGCCAGGTGAGCCCCACAGAGTCAGTGATGGCCAGTGTCTGCGGTAGTGCGGTGGCCCACCCACCACACCCGAACACCATAATAATAGATCCAGCCGGCGGTGTGAATGATCCGCTGGCCAACGCGCCGTTGCCCGTGCGTGAGACCGCAGCTGGCGTTGAGGGATCCTCATTGACACCAATAAACAGTTGCGGAACAGTTCGCCAGAACGGCGTGTAGTTAAACTGTATTCTGTTGGGGAGACCGCCGACCCGGCCCATGGGTTAGTTCACATCGGAATGTATGGCTACGGGGTTGGGGAGGTTGCCCATGGGAGATCCCAGGCCCTGACGAAATGGTGCCGGTCCGGGAAATCCGGTGTTGTTGAGCTGCCAGTTGGAGAAGTATGTTGGCGGGGTCACCTCTGAATAGCCAACCGCCAAGCCCAGGGGGAACAGATTGCAGGTAGCCCCACCATAGTTAGCACCTGTTTGTGTAATGCTGTCAGAATAATCAAGACCATCGGCATCAGGATCCGCATAAACAAACAAAGACGTTGACCCGGCGGTAAAGTTAACATTCATCTCTATGCGATTCCACACACCCGCTACGAAAGAGGTACCACCATACACGGCTACTCCTGCTTTGTCTTTGACATAAAGACAATTCGGTGTGGTGGCCGTCTGGAGTAGTACGGACATCTCCATGGTAATGCTGCTGAATGCCGAGAATATGATACGGTCATTGGTAGACGGACCGATAGACGAAAAATATACGTAAAACCTAGTCCAGATCTGCGCCTGGGCTCCCATGGATGTACTCCATGATGCAGCTACTGACTGGCCTGAGGTGCCGGTGGTGGCTAGCTCCATCACATACTGTGCGGTCGGACGATTGAGCGCGTTCACTCCCGCATCCGCGAAAATGATGGTAGCGCTTGCGGCAGTAGTGATTGAGTTAAATGCGTTATCGCCCAGCTGCCCGGTATTCGCTGTTGTCAGCGTTGTCCCGGCCGGACCCCCATTGAAATTGTTGTTTAGGACAGTCATATCACTGCTCGATATAAAGATTAATGCGCACGGGTGCTGCAATAGAGGAGGTGGCCCGCATAGCGCGCAGCACGGAAATCGGTTGGTACAATTCACGACCAAATGGCCAAATAACCGAATACATACCGGGCAGCGGTATTACATAGTTCGGAAGGGTACCGACAGAAAAACTTGTCGGCTCAACAGTATCTAATATCTTCACAGTTCCGAGAACTGCAGCGACACTTTGATCTGTTCCAGCTTTCTGCGGTGTGACTGTGGTACCCGTGCCGGTGACTGTGTAAGTACCCCACTCGATAACCAGAGTGCCCGCGGCAGTAGCCGCGCTGGTGATCTCCATAGCGTAGACTACAAATGGCATGGTTGCCGCACTCGGAATCTCAATAAGCGTTTTCGCAGTAGCGGCAACCATTGTTGCGGAGCCGGTAGCGATAACATACTGGATAGCCATTAGCTGGCCTCTCCGCATGCATGCACTACAGGACCGTCAGCACCTGCGATCATCCGTAACCCAATTACCATACCGTTATCGATTATTTCGTGGATATGGACTCCTGAGGGTATGTGCTCACTGCAACCAGTACAAATATAGTCTGCACCCGCGTGTTGCACGAGCGGCATGTCCGTAGATTTGATCGGAACAGGAAACGGCGTAAACTTGGGCTTGACCATCATTCTCCTGTCGCGATACCGGCCATGGCATTCCATGAATTGTTCACTGTATTAAATATGTTGGTGTCTGTTTCCATTTTCTGCACTGTTCCGGTGGCACCCCCGGTGCCGTTGCCAGGCTGTGGTATCGAGAATGTTGTTGTACCGATCACCGTCACTACCCAGGTACCGTTTGCATTGGTGTTAATTGTGTGGTTCAGGATTTCCACCACATCACCGCTGGCGTAACCATGTGCTGGTGTCGTGATCACGGAGGGATTAACTGCAGTTGACGACGTGATGAGAATAGGATTAAACCAGTTCAGTGATCCCGCCGGATCTGAAGCCACCAGCGCAGCGAACCGGCCTACCACCGCATCAGGACTAGTTAATATCTGCACGGCCAGCCCGCGGCGTTTGGCCCATACCGCAGAGGTCTGGCCGCCTTGGGCTTCCAGCTCAATAGTGACAGCCACCCGGACCATCACCGCGCGAATACGACTGATAAATGATGCATCTGCGACTAGTTGCGCGCCTTGGGCAAGCGTCAGTGCCATGTAAATACCATCTCCTAGACGGACGTGGCGTCAACCACAAGAGCACCAATTGCTACGGTGATGTTTCCCGCTGCGTTGAAAACCTCAGACACAATGCGCTGCCAGTAGAACAGGCCAGCGTTAAGCGTAGTCAATGCAACTGCACTGCCGCCGGATGTAGTGGAGAGCTGGAATGTGTTAGTGGCTGAGTTGATAACGTAGTACAATGTGCCGGATGCTAATGGCGCGGTAAGCGTGGTACCGAATTCGGGATAGACAAACAGTGTGTTGGTGTTGGCTAGTGTGTGGCCGGGGGCAAAGAACTGGTTGTTAGCCAGCGTGGGATCAACCGTGGCGTATCCCTTGATAGCCGCCGCACCGCCCATCGGGCTGTAGCCCATGTACTGCGTGCCCGTGTTGAGGGTCGCGGCATTCCAGAACGTGATGAAACCGTAGGTGCCCGCGGGTACCGGGATGGTCAGCGCGCCTGAGTTGGCCTGTGTGCCGCCTGTGACAGTGGCCCAAGCCGCTGCCTGGCGCGCGTACGAGCCGCCGGACGCCTCGCCAGCATTGGCCGTGGTGCCGAGGCCGGGATCCACGAGCGTGTGTGCACCCGCGAAGGTGATGTTACCGGTGATACCGGTGCACGCGGCATTCTTGGTAGTTGTGTTGAAAGGCACTGCGCAGACCTCCTGCTACACTAAGTCATGACAGAATGCGAGTGCACTATTACGTTTGCTCGCGAGGGTGCTATCGGTGAAATACGGGAGTGTCCTCAGTGCGGCCGGCGTTGCGAATTGATCAGTCGTGAAGTACACGGCAGGCTAGGATGGTTAGCCCGCCAATTGTGGTACGAGATAGTTAACTGGTTAAAACGTCAAACTGTCCGGTAGCGCGTCAAAAGCTATCTCATAGATCTCATCCACAACGCGGGCGGTGTCATTGGTTACCGGATTCCACATCTTTGCCTGGATCAACGCCATGGGCGCGCGCCAATTGTCAGTCTGCGCTGGCGTCACATGGATGCGGATGCGATAGGGGTCATCATTGTCATTCCCGATGCCGGCGACGATGACGCCTTGCGTGCCGGTCGGTGCCGTTGACCATTCGGACATCACGGGGTTTTGCATGCGGTACTGCCAGACCCGCCGGCCGAGTGGGATGCGCGCGTACCAGGCCCTGGCGACTGCGTGTACTTTCCAGCTGGTGACATCAATAAGATCACCCGTGCGCACGTTGCGGATGTTCAGGGCCTCTATCCAGCAGTCCTCACCCTGGCGGATCACACCCGCGGCAGCGTGCGGCGCAGTCATTAGAAGTCCCCAATGATGGTGCTCGGACCCATATTGGTCACAATGAGGCTGGTCGGCATGACCGGTGTGATCGTGCCGGTACCGGTACCCAGGTGCACGATAGTACCGGCGAAATACTGCAGTTCTGGCGCGGTTGTTTTATAGATCACCTGTAAGTATCCGTAACTGATGTTCGGTGTGACGTAGACTCCCAGCGCTACGGTCTCCCCGATGATGGTGCCGGCCACGCTGGTTGTGCGTATTCGCATGGTCGCGTCATTGCCGGCCACGCTGGCGGTGAACGCCAGGAAGTATTCGAGCTTAAACGCACTGGTGCCAACCAGCGCGAGTGTCTGGGTGTCAATGACTGTGGCCTCGATGGTGGATGTGGCCGAGCCCGGGGCCACCCGGCGCTTGCCGCCTATAACACCTAGTGCATCGATGGACTGCGCCAGGCTCTGCACCCCCGCGGGACCGCTAGGGATGTCGCCTAAGTTGGGGAACGGTAGCCCAAATTTGGAGGTATTACCCACTGGCCTATAACCTCCGATTACTTGGCATACGTGAGCTGTATGTACGGCTGGTAACTGGCGGTGCCAAATCCGCGGAAACCAGTGGATGCGTCACTAAATCCGGCCGGGCCGCCTAAGACACTATTGGCATTGCTGTTGACTATGTAAGTCATTTGGCTAGCGATGTCAATGCTTCCCCAGCCCGGTATCGTGCCCCATGCGCCCTGGACATCAGCACCGCCTACACCGTTGGTAGGGAATGTGGTCTGAATCGTAGAGGTCGGGCTCCAAAACCAGTTATAGTCACCAGCTGAGCTGTCACAGCGGAAGCAGTACAAAAACATCTGCGCAGACAAAATGGTGGCGCCCGTGAGGTCGGTGCGCATCTGTGCGGCGTTAAAGGTCCACATATGCCGCTCACTGCCAAATGACCGACCGCTAAAGGACCCAAAGTACATATTGTTGTCACCATCAGGGCTGCCGATATATGTGCCATTGTGGTCATAGCTGCGCGAGCCCGTGGCCGTGTAGATCTTGGTGTAAGTATCTGCGACCCCCGCGCCGGCAACCAGCTCGCTGATGCGCAGCCACGAGCCTTGGTTGAGGGTGCCCGCTGTGCCGGCTGTAGCCAGGGCTACGCGGAGCTGCAACAGCCCGGGGGTGTCCGTAGTCTTAAACCATCCAGAGGGACGGCAGGTGGCCAACGCACCCAAGCCCTGCAGAGTTTGTGTAGTAGTATCTCCGTAGGCTGTCACAACATCTGTAAGAATCTCATTTAGTGTTGCATTCGACAGACCGAACATTGACCATTTACATGCCATGTTCGGTGGCCCATTCCACGCAAATTTGATGTCTTGTGATGTTGTGGAATTGTAGTAGAGAGCACCATCTACGGCATATTCAGTATTATCTTTGACTAGAAAGTTCAGGTTGCCAGCATCAGCTAACGTGATGCCGGTCAAGGGTATGTCGGATGCCACCCGGCGATGGCGTATCGGATCGAGAAACGCCACGGCTCCCGCAACAGCGAGCATCCCGAGAATAATGTAACCGCCCGGGACTTTCGCCAATAGGACGGTACCCTCGGTTAATCCCAGAGGACTGACTGAGGGAAGATTGCGGTAGGTTACCGGGCCTACCACAACCGTATTGGTGTGAGATATCGAATCCCACTGTGTCATTATTCCGCCAGCCCAGTCTTGGGTCAGCGTAGGAACTTGTGGGATATTGTACGGCGCGATGAATAACCGTGACAGACCAAATGCATTGGGGGACGTCATTATGGCCCCAGGAATCCCAGACCCAGCCCGTACCCCTCGGTAGCGGTTGGGATCCGTGTGGTAATGGTGCCGCCGGTTGATGCGGTCAGCGGCATCACCATTGAGTCAATGATGCAGCGGACCGGATCCATACCCGGACGGTAGATCACGTCAATGGGATCATTGGTCTCTAGTGCCGCGTTGGGGATGACCGTGAGCGTATTGGTTTCTGGCAGCATCCGAAATCGACGTAGTAGTGTCTCGCCTGCGAGCTCCACATCGGCGTTAGTCTGCAGCAATGGTGAGGAATAGTACGTGGGTGCCGGCCCGAATGCCGGGTAGGTGGTTTTGTTGAAAGCCAGCGCTGATGCCGGGTCATCATTCTGAGTGATGATAAAGTCAGTTATGCTGGTCGGGTCACTTCCGTATGCGGTGACTGAATTTGAGACGTCCGTGCGTTTCGTTACCCGGTTAGCCTTGATGATCTGGCCGCCGGCTCCACCAGTCAGCGTGTACACGGGGTAGCTGGCATCAATAGCAATCGAGTACACCAACAATTCGCCAGTGTAGGTGAATCGCATCATGCTGGCGTTGTATATCTTGATCAGATCTCGTAGATATCCGTAGGCGTCATCCTCGACAATCTGATCACCAATGATGGTGGTAGTGTCCGGGTTGTAACTAGTCCAGCTGATGGGTATCCGCGCGTTAGGATACGCCGCAAATCCGGCCGGCGAGAGTCCGGGGTAGGTGGCTTGCTGCGGGATCGAGATACCGTTAAACAACCGATGGAACACGCTGCGATGACTGTCCGCATTATTGAGCGGTAAGGGAAATGCCAATTTGTTTTGCTGCAGTTGCGATATGCGGTCAAGCCCTTGGATGCTCACCGGCCCAAAAGGTGCCTCATCTTGAGTAATCTGCTCGATACGGTAGTAACCCAGGCCCACCATTTCCCGGTCACCATTGGAAAATTCTACGCCACGCTCAATGAACAATTCAGTACCATAGGGTTTCAGCGCGGTGTAGTAGTCGCCAGGCACGGTGAGCGAGAGCGTGGATTTCACATCAGACAATGACTGTGTGGTGATCGAGCCGCTGATAATCGGGATCTCGGTGCCCGTTGGATTCAGTCCGAACTGCGGTGCGGCATCCACGAGCACCGCGCGAGATGCTACTTTGTGCGGTCCTTTCACTGCAGCCAGGAAACGGCTGGATACGCTGCGCACTAGTGGCCTACCAATGCATCCGCTGGCGTGCCGGTCAGCGCGAGAACTGCCGCCCACGTAGCATTGGCATTGATCACATCTTGCCATGTGGCATAGTTAGTGATCAAGGTTGCCCACGTCACACTATTGCCCCCTAGCGAGACATCCGGCATGGTGACCTCAGTGAGCGGTATCGTGTAGTTGTTGTTGTGGCTTATGTGCGCAGGTCGGGTGTATTTGTAATTGCCCAGTGATGCATACATGCTCTTGAGCGCACAGTTCGGGGGAACTGAGAGCAACATGATATTGCCTAGTGAGAGCAACAGATCCAGCGCGGCTGTCTCGGCATCCCCCGTTGTCCACAGATTGATATTGACGGTGCGCGGTGACGCCATATCCGTAACTGCACTCGCATCACGCTTGCCGATCACGCTGTAGGTGATGGCCCGGCTACTGCGGTTGAGCTCATCCCAGTCAATCAAGGTCACGGTGCGATTGAGATAGGGCGCAGTAACTACTTTGAGCCAGACCTGTGATTGCACGGGGGTCACGGTGGCCGTGGTGCGCAGGACGTAAGCCGCATTGGCCAGCGCGACTACCGCGCCGTAGCTGATGGCTGCGCTGCCGCCGGTCACGGTGAATGCTCCGCCGGTAACTGGTGTTGGTGTGGTCTGCACTTGGTAATCCCAGACCTGCCCGGCACCGCTGCCCGCTGTGCTGGCGACCTCGCCGATCTCGGTAGCTCCGCTGAGTGTGGCGACGTTAGGCACTGTCCAGCTGGACTGGCGCCATCCCAGGTACAGGATCACATCCCAGCTGGACTGGAATGCCGCCACGCCCGGGTAGGTGATATTGGCACCGCTGGGATTGAGCTGATAGGCCGTGGTGGCGGGGATGAGCTCGGTGTTGCGCAGGGCTGCCATCTGGGAGAGCACGTCTGCACCCGCCGCACCGCCCGCGAGGGTGACCGTAGGAGCCGACTCAGCCACCGCCGCGCGCTTACCGAACAGCGCCCAGTTATCGACTGCCAGCAGTGGCGTGTAGCCCGTGGGTGCCACCACGCTGCCCGTGCCGCTGTTGCGGATGCTGGCCAGGATGAGCAACAGGTCGCCCTCTTGCCAGCCCGCCGGCAGGCCCGGGGTCACGCTGGCGTTGTTGGCGGTCGCTGCGGTGCCGGCAGCAACAAAGCTGGGCGCGGCCGAGCTCACCGCGGCGCACCGGTAGTAGTTCAGGATCCCCGGGCTGTACTCATAGTCAAAGCAGCTGGCTGCGTTGCTCGCTACCGCTACTGCGGAGCTGCCCCGGACTGATCGCCAGTGCACATTGTCGTTAGACCACTCGAACAATGCTGTGGTGGCGATGGTCGGGAGGTTGGTAGCAGCGATGAGCACCCGGCCCCGCGCGTCATCATAGGTGGCGGTGACGCTGATAGTCACGCGAATGACCCCCCACCCATGCGCGCTGTCATGGCCACACCCGCCGCGTACCGATCGATCTCGTGGGAGACAATATCGCGCAGCTCACTGTCACCAATCTTGACCGTGACGCTGGTATGGCCAGTGTGGATATTCGGGCTGATAAATCCGCTACTGCCGCCCATGGTCAGCACTTCTGGCCCACGCTCGCCCACGAGATAGGATTGCCCCGCGAGTACCGGGCCACCCGCTGCCCGGCCGAACAAACCAGAGAAAAATGAGCCCACGCCTGATACCAGACCGCTGAGAAACCCGCCAATCCCACTACCCCCCGTAGAGGCACCCGTGCTGCCGGATCCTCCCCCGGTGATGCCACTCGCAATCCCCGATATGGAGCTGATACCGGTAAGGATCGGGGTGATAAATCCCATCACGGTGGTGAACAAACCGATAAGCCGGGTGACCAGCGGCAGAACAAAGTTGGTCATAATCGCTGCAAAGTCAGACATCAGCGTAATCATGTCGGGCATGAGAGCCTTGACTACCGGCTCCATGGATGTGCCCCATTTGGCAAATGCGGTAAACCATGAACTGATGGTGCTGACTACTTGAGGCTCTGTGAGGAATTCCACAAGATCATGGCGTAGTGTGCCCAGTATCGTGCTGATACCACCCATGCCCGCGCCCAGCACCGGGAAATAGACCTTAGCTAGGTTGTTGATGTCATCCGCTGCGCCAGCCCAGAAACCTTGCTGAATAATGCCGTACAAGTTTTTGATCTCTGGCGACAATAATCTGGTGGCCATCACCGCATCGCGCATTGCCGGCGCCATGTTTCGGGTAGCGGCAACAAATGCTTGTGGACTGGACGCGCTGATGGCATTCGAGAAATTCATTGTCGCCATACTGGCGATGTTCATTGGGTTGACGAGTGCCAATAACAGACCAGGCATGATAAACACCATGCGAGCCATCGAGGCCAACCCGCCGACCACATCACCAATAATTGGCTTCACGTTACCGTGCAGTAATGCCTGTGACAGATCCTTACCGATTTTGACACCAGCGTTGCCCACGCGGGATATCTCGGTTACTGCTTTGCGAGTGGTTCCGACCAGCCCGCCTATGGAGCCCTTAAAGTTGATGATTATGGAGCGGGACGGCGAGCCCACGTAGTCACCTCTACCCCGTTATGCTACTGGACTAGACCAAATACCTGAGGGATCCGAATGAGTATCGTCACTGTCGGCAGCGTCAACCGCGTCTTGTGTGGTGAATTTGCCACTGGGATCAGAACCCAGTGACTGCATAGTCTGTGCAACGAAAGCCGCATCATCGGCATTAGCATAGGTGATGGGTCCACCCGTATCATCACGATAACCTGCGAAATCGTCACCCTGATATGCGCGGTTGAGTATCCCCTGACCACCTTGGGCCAAATCTTTGGCTTGTGCACTGAGTACCGCACCGTGCGATTGGATCCCCGGACCCATGTTATCCCAGACACCCTCATTCGGTGTGGCCTGACCGGTCCATGCCTCGCTGTTAAATCCGGTGCCGGGATGATCGAATGAGCCGACAGCCCCATCCACTGCACCCATTACCGCGCCGCCCACGGTCTGATTGGTACCGGCCGGGGTATTGGCATCGGTGCCTACATCCGGCCCGGGTGCGATAGGCCCGGCTGCACCGAACTGGCCGGGGATGTTGGCCCCACCGCCACTGCCGGGGATCATGTCTGCCGGCGTCATCCCGGGTGCGGGCATCGGCGCGCCGGATGTGGGTGGTGGTGCTGCCGAACTATCCCCCGCGCCGGTAGCAGGTGGACCGGC